CCAGTGCCTCCGCTGCCAGTGCCTCCGCTGCCAGTGCCTCCGCTACCAGTGCCTCCGCTGCCAGTGCCTCCGCTGCCAGTGCCTCCGGTGACTCTGATCACTTTTTTTTGTGTACTAAAATGCGTTTTAATTACTTCTGTCATTTTCTTAAAGATGGGACATTCTTCTTGAAACTTAACTTTTGTAGTACATGGCGTTGGTAATTCTTCACCTTCAAACATTACAAATCCAATTTTTCCATTATCGCTATTGTGTGCTTCTTTGCCCATAAACTTTGCATATGGCATCGCTTCAATATATCTACCATTTCGGGCGATATGAACACGCGTTGAGGTCATATTTTTTCTCCCAAATATTGGCAAACCATGTATATGGTATTTACGACCATCTTCGACGATTTCATATAAACTATATGTTGCAGTAGTTTTGCCGATGGTAATCGTAGATTCGTGTGTTTTTATGACATTGTCTGTCTCTATTGCATCATCTAAAGATTGTTTTAGAGATTTCCATTGTTTTGAGTTTTGTTCTAATATTTCTCCACCATTAATTATTTTAATATTGATTTGATAATCTTGATATTTTGATGGTTCGTATCTTGTACGAATTATTTCTTGTAAAGCAACGCTTAGCGTTAAACACGTATTACACTTTCCTAATACAGATATATCAAATTGTATTGTCCATCGTGTTCCGTGATTTGGACAAATATCTTCATTTTCGTCATCTTCAACGTGTTTTGTATCTAATCCATTAAATGGACTATATAATGTATTCAACGCGCCAGATAAACCTTTTCTATCTTGTTTACGCCAAGCACACGACCATTTTGCGTTATTAAAATCTGGCGAAAACTTTGCTAATGTTTTTTTTGAACCATGACCATAAATATTTTCGGTATTATTACTTCCTGTATCTTTTGATGACCAATCTTTCATTCGTTTTTCACTAACTAATCCTTTGCCATTATCTTCAACAATTAATTGACACTCTTTTGTATTTGTAATATTAAACACAATATTTACAATAGATGCATTTCCTGCGCCTAACGCACCATCAATTAATTCCGGTAATACCAATAATGCTTCTGGAAAATCTTCCGAATAAGGAACACCTTCATTTGCCGATGCTCGCCAAAGTCCGTGATAATCGTTTGATGATACGCTCATTTTTAATTATGTTGTTGTTATTTATATCATTTAACATAAATAACAATTCAATTTTTATTTAAATTAAAAAATACCACGGAATAATTTACCTACGATATTTTTACGTGTGTTTTTTTTCGGTCGATAAGATTTATATGTTTTATTTACTGCCCGCTTATTATTTATTTTCGGGTTTATCTTTTTATTCTCTCCATCGTATGTATTCTCTCCATCATATAAATTATTATTTTTTATATACCCGCGTTTAAACGTCTGCCGTTTGTATTTTTTGTTTTTTTTGTTGTTTTTATTTTTTGTATTGGTAGATAGCGTAGAAGAAAGAGAACGTGGAGGAACATATTTCAGAAAATACTTTTCGTATTCTTTCATATCGGGAAGCAGTTTAAGTTCTTTATATTTTTCTGCTTTTTTACTTCTAATGTCGGTTAACGTTTCATCGTTGCCATAACATTCAATCGTAAACCGTTTTAATAATCCTTTCTGGTTTAACCGATTTACCGCTTGAACATTAAATAAATATTGCGCCATACAAAGTATTCGTTCTACGTCATAATAAGGACGGTCTGAAAAGGTAAATGCCAGCAAGAATAATAACATAGTTTCAATCGTTGCTACATTAACCACCTTTTTTTCAATGGAAATCGTATTAAAACTATAACAACCGTTGGGTTTATAAATAAAACAAACGGTATCATTTTCAACCACGACTTCATAATGTTCTAATAACATTTCATCATCAATTTTCGGTTTTTTATTTATTTTTACATTTTTAAAACCCGCATCTTCTAAGCGTTCTTTGACAATAAGTGCCGTCGTCATTGGATCTAACGACAAGACATCAAAATCAGGTACGTGCTGGAGTTGTTTTCTTTGCTGTGCCGGCATATAACGTCCGTATAAACTACTCGCATATCCGCCGATAAATACGACGCCTTCATCAATCATCGTATTTTTCACAATATCATATATGGTATCGTTTAATTCCGCATTTCCAGTAAAATCTCTCATAAAGTTTAATTCTGAACATTTAGGGTTATTTTTTAAAGGATAATGTTTATTTAAGAGGATAAGACGCTTGTATACTTTTTCCCATCGACTGACATCACCCGCCGGACTCGCCAATTCTTGATACATATTTAAGCGTAAAAAATCTGGCGGGGCATACGAGATGCCATTTTTACGGATGGATTTACTTAACAAGACTTTGTATAATGTAGGTTCAAGTTGGGTAATATCGGCAATTTGTATAAAGTTGACATAGAGTTTATACGTACCGACATGTACGCCTGCGCGGACTTCTATATCTAGATAATCTTGTTTAGCATAAATATCGGCGAGTTCTTTTGCGTCCGCAATTGCTTTCGGCGAATAAAAGTCATAGTCAGGAATCTCGATATCTTTATTATAAAATTGGTCATTGACGGGTAAAATATTATTAATTGCGGTACCGCCATAACATATTAGTTTTTTTCTGCGTAAAAACTGTTCTAATATACTGATGATACTGGCAATATCGGAGGACGAGTTCATTTTTTTTCCTGTTTTCGCCTCCGCTTTATCTACCGCATTTCTTAATATACATAATTCTTTTTCTTCAAAAGATAATGTTTTATCATTACATTTTGTTGTCATTTGTTTAACCTATATTAATTATAGATAATAAATTAAACACAATTTGTAATATTAGGATTGCCTGGTGGACTCGAACATTTCGGTGCATAACTAACCTGTTCTGGTGCCAGTTCTGCCGCAGGTATAATCACTTCTACATATCGCAACCGTTCAGGTTTAAGAATAAACGCCGACCCCGCTTGATCAAACAAAAGGGCATAAAACTCCATTTTATCATCAAAGTTTTGAAAAGACATACCAATAAATTGACACCCATATGCTTGTACTAGTGCCGGCGAATAATTCTCGACATTTGCGGAAATATTCGGTAATGCTAACGTCATATTTTGTTTATTGAAATTCGTCAATTCTTCCGCATCCGGCGTGTATTTAATATCATTAAATCTTAATGTGCGCATAAAAGGCGTATTGCTTGCCATATTCACATATTCATTTAATAACGTATCGATGAATAAAGGGTTTGCTTTATCAACGATGATGATAACCTTCTTCATTAATTTACTGAGTTTTATACTACCGAGATTATATCCATTACTTTCGTAACTATATTTTTTACCTAGCAGACGGTTTTCTAACCGATTATATATAGATTTTGCCATCAGGTCATAGATTGTTTTATTATCGCTTTTAATGCGAAAAATAAGGATGAGCGGATCGTTCGGGTTTGGACAATTGCTACCAGCAAAAGCATAATTTTCAATCACATTCATTGCGTCATCAAAGGGAACCATATTATAGGATTCTTTGATATTATAACTCGTCACTGACGAAACGGCAATAACGGGTTTGTTGCTGACGGAATATATTTCAAAATCTAAAGCGCGCACACCTTGTTTAATACAATTTTTTAGCGCGCATACATTCACGAAATCGTTTTTGTTTTTGCCACTCGCACAGCAATTATAAGCAGTCTTAATATAATAATCACGCAAGAGGTATTGATTCGTTGGATTACTCAGATTAACATCGGTAATAAGCGTTGGCGTTTTGTATATCGCTTCAATATTACTACAGTTGGCACTATCTAAATAAAGTTTATTAAATCCCCACCAAAAAATAACAAACAGCAAAAATCCAATCATAATCAACATAAATTGGATAATACCTTCCTGTTTTGAGAAACCCTTGACAATTGGACTATCCGCTAAACCTGTATTTATCATTAACATTGATATTTTTCCGGCGACATTTGCCTTCATTTTTTGCAAGACATTCATTTCATTGATTGTTGCTCCCATAGTTTGTGCTGGTGTAGTTGTTGTTGACATACTATTATTATATTATCTATATTATCTTGTTATTTTATCTGATTAAATTAATATTATACCAATTTATTTATATTTATTTATATATAATTCTTAAATAAAGAGAGTTTAAAAAATAGTTATGTTGTATTTAATATATAAGAGATGCCTGGCGGATTATTAAATTTGGTATCATTTGGTAATCAAAATATAATATTAAATGGAAATCCGTCCAAGACGATGTTTAAAACCAAATATGCTAAATATACGAATTTTGGATTACAAAAGTTTAGAATTGATTTCGACGGTCTTCGAACATTGCGTATGAATGAGTCTTCTCGGTTTAAGTTTAAAATACCCCGTTATGCGGAACTACTGATGGATACTTATTTAGTGGTAACGTTACCTACGATTTGGAGTCCTATTTATCCGCCGACATGTGACGGTAAATGGAAACCGTACGAGTTTCGTTGGATTAAAAATCTCGGCACGCAAATGATTAAAGAGGTGGTTTTTTCCGTTGGAGGACAAACTGTACAAAAGTTTTCAGGACAATATTTATATAATTTGATTGAGCGTGATTTCAATGAAACCAAAAAAAACCTTTACTACAATATGACGGGAAATGTGAAGGAATTAAATGATCCTGCCAATTCGGGTACACGTGTAAATGTCTATCCGAATGCGTATTATGATGGTTCTGATTTAGGCGCAGAACCGTCGATTCGTGCGAGAAAATTATATATACCAATCAATGCGTGGTTTACGCTGGCAGCAAAAATGGCCTTTCCTTTAGTTAGTCTACAGTATAATGAATTGTATATTGACATTGAATTAAGACCAATAAATGAATTATATACGGTGCGTGATGTCACGAGCGATAATATGAATTACCAGCAAGCAAACCAGAATGACGAAATATTTCAGTTTTATCGTTTTTTACAGCAACCGCCAAATGTCGCTTTAGATTATTCCCAGGCAGATAAACGCACGAATTGGGCGGCCGATGTACATCTGATTAGCACCTACGCGTTTTTGACGGAGGATGAAGTAAAAGTGTTTGCGGCGGATAAACAGCAATATTTGATAAAAGAAGTATACGAGTATAAATACCCGAATGTAACCGGTTCAAAAAAAGTATTACTAGATAGTTTGGGTATGGTCGCGAATTGGATGTGGTATTTTCAAAGGAGCGATGCGTATATGCGTAATGAATGGTCAAACTATACGAATTGGCCGTATGATTATTTACCGTCAGATTTACAATACCCGTCTGTACATAACGGATATATGACGATTGATTTAAGTTGTGGATCTTTCACGCCTGCGACCGACCCGAGTACAACCGTCACCGATGAAGGCGTTTATTATAATCAAACGAGTCTATGGGTAACGGGACAATATAATGTAGCAAACCAAAAAGATATTATGCAGACGTGGGGATTACTCTTGGACGGAAAGTATAGAGAGAATGATTTTGATGCGGGTGTGTTTAATTATATAGAAAAATATTCACGGTCGGCAGGCAATTCGCCGGATGGACTGTATTGTTATAATTTCAATCTACATTCGACGCCGTTTGATTTTCAACCGAGTGGAGCAATAAATCTTAGTAAGTTTAAAGATATCGAGTTTGAGTTTACGACTTATCAACCGCCACTAGATCCGTCGGCGCAAATATTTAATATTTGTAATCCGACGGGCGATATCGTGATTGGCGTAAATAAACCGACGTGGCGATTATACGACTATAATTATGATTTGACCGTGTTTGAAGAACGGTTTAATGTACTCACCTTTATGTCAGGTAATGCGGCGTTAATGTATGCTCGATAAATGCGGTGCTGCGCGGTGCGGTGGTGCGGCGCGGTGGCGGCGGCGCCTTTTACATTTATTGATATGGTCGAAAATTAAAGGCGTTGTCTGTAAATAAATCTTGTAAAGGATAATTGCGCGAATGTTGAGATTTGGTATAATCATCAATGGCATCTAATAACTGAAACCGACTAATATGCGTGTCCTCCATCAAATTTTCAGTGAATGTATTAAATATTTCCTGCGTCGACACAGTGTGATATTGAAATGACGCTTTCACAACGTTCGCATACTTCGCATCGTCTTTATCGTATTTTTCAATACGATATTTTGGCAATGGTGCTTTTGTGGTATTCATTTTCGATTTGTCGGGTTTGCTTGTTTTTGCGAGTGATAATAATGTAATAACCCTTTTCAATTTTTTTTCAATAAATAATTTAATACTTAATTATTTATTTAAATGAAATCTACGTGTGGGTAGATTAATGTTTACTTTCGGTGGGGGCTGCGGCGGGGGCTGCGGCGTTTGCTGGATTTGCGGCGTTTGCCTCCATTCTGGGAAGCATTCTGGGCAGCATTCTGCGCAGCGGCAGCATTCTGGGCAGCATTAGCAGCGGCTTTGGCAGCCAAAGCAGCACCTTGAGCATTCTGGGCAGCAGACGCAGCGGACGCACCTTGAGAAGCAGCAAGTGCTTTTGAGGCGGCCTTACGTGCAAACTTTGCCGCAGAGGCAGTGGCGCGCTTAGCAGTTTTCTTTAAACGCATGACGCGGGCTTTCTTCGCTGAGTTTTTACGGGCAGTTCGTCTTCCTGGCATTTATATATATAATAAATATAATAATTATTTTTTATTTTATTAATAAAGTTTTTAAAATAAAATAAATAAAAGAATATAAAAACGCCTAAACTTTTCTTATTACTTTTTAACCATTTTATTTAACCATTTTAAAAACCTTTATAACCCTTTAAAAAGAATTATTGCTTAATTTTAATTTAAAAAATCAAACTCACCATATAGTATCGTTATTCCACCACATACCATCGCCTTTTTTAATATTATAAATTGTCTTAAATAATTCTAAACGAGCCATTGAACAATTGACACGATATTTTTCTAAAGGATGCGGATTCATAATTAATTGAGCCTTTATTGCGTTTTTATATATTTGTTGTTGCCCTTGTATTGCTAAATTCATATACAATTTCGCTAAATTCATTTTCTTAATCCGCGTAGATTCATTATTCACGACTTGATTATCCAGCAAATATGCTTCAACTAATGCCATTCCGGAAATATCTGCTAAATCTTCGCCGACACTAAGTTGCGCGTCAAATTTAATACCATCTCTCGCCGCAAAAGTTTCATATTGATTAACTACATCTTTTACTTTTTTGTTAAAGACTTTACGGTCCGCATCCGTCCACCAATTATTCAAGTTGCCATCCGCATCAAACTTACTGCCGGTATTATCTAAGGCGTGCGATAATTCGTGCCCTAAAGTATACCCGATATAGACTAAATTATATTCTAATCCTCTTTCTTCTAAATCAATAAACGGTTTTTGTAAATAGGCTAAAGGCACATAGATAGAATTACTATTTGGACGATAATAAGCGTTTACCATATAACATTGCGTTCCGGTGATTTTAAACGCATTCCAATCAAATTCGGGAATATCAATTACTTTTGCCCCTTCGAGTTGAATATACTTCTTATGTTTCCACTGAAGCAATAGACCGACATTTGCTAAAGGGTCGTCTGCGCGATAATCAAATATCGGATCATAACGTAGATGTTCCGGTTTGCCTACCACGATTTCTAATTTACGCAATTTTTCTAAAGCGGCCTTTTTCGTAGGCGGTGATAACCATTGATTCACTTCTATTTTTTTGATAAAGAGTTCTTTCAAATCATCTACTAAATGTTTTACGTAATTCACGTATAACGGGTTATAATTATGTTCGACATATTGTTCGGCTAAAAAAGTATTAAACATCAAGGATAATCCAAAGATAGGATATATTTTCGAGGGCATATCTACCGGTTGCCCTTCTAAAAACTTTTTATAAAAGTTATAATGGATATGTCGTAATGAATCTTCAAATCGTATCATCTGTTTAAACTGAATAAATAACCAAAAGGTTTGCCATTGCGGGGTATTCCATTTTTTCTTTAACAAACTCACGACGCATTTAATACCGTTCAAACTCGTGATTACAATTTTATCCGGCGGGGTAGTATATCCCAACTTTTTGGCAAAAGTTTTCCAATCAAAATCATATTTCGTTTCCAATTCGTGTGTTGGAATTTTATTATAATAGTTTGGGTCAGACTTTATATGCGCATCGCATCCAATTTCATTTAGTATTTCCGATTCGACATCCCAAATATCGTGCGGGTTATATTTTTTCGCACGTTCTTTGCCGAGACACGCGACAAAGACCTCTTCGATATATTTGATGTATGCTGTTTTTACCGATTTTTTATATTTCTTTGATTCGGGTTTATCCGTCGGCAAATCAATGTAGATAAGATAATCGTAAATGCCGAGTTGTCCGAACGTCATATGACTGATGTATTGTTTTACATTTTTTTCATCAGGCATAATGTACCAGTGTACGGGCGACATCCAAGATATTGTTTCATTTGAATTTACCATTGATAAAAGTCCATACATGTCGTTATTGGTAATAAAGGTATCCAATTGCGCCACGACGGCATCCACCCTTTTCAATGTTTGTTTGAGGGTATTGTTTTTTAACGACTGATATAAATTACTGATGGCAATTGCTTTTTTTGACGTGGGGTTATTTTTAATATACGTTTCGACATAGTCGATTAATTTATAATAAACTTCTTCTTGTTTAATACGAAAATTATCATACTGAACATAGTATTTTTTCTCCATTTTCTCAATATCATTATTACGAAACCATTCGTCGTTTACGTACCCATAATAATCGTTTTTTATATTATGTATAACTTTAGATATATTTTTTTCATAAAAGTTATCTTTTAAAAATTGGGTATAACGTGCTTTATGTGATTTTAAATGCTTGTATTTGGGATTTGTTTTGAAACTCTTTGAGATTTGCTTAAACTTTTCTAAATTATCTTTGTTTTTATAAAAATTACCCGCATAAGTGCTATATTGCCCCGTCGTACATATTTCGCCCATTTGGGTATCATTATAACATTTCACGCCTACTTTTTTTGTTTTCGATTGACCTGTTTTTATGCTTATACGTCCTTTTTTTATAGAACGATTTTTTAGTTTCATATATATTAGGTCTATAATATTATGTGAAATAATATATATATATTTGGTAAAACAATACAATTATATTATTTAATATAATATATACATACAACAATGAGTAGTGGGTTAGATCGTCGTGATGAAACGGTTACAAAAAAAGAAGAAGATGAAAAAAAAAATTGGAATGATCCTGCGAATTGGGTCAACTTTATTAAATCGCTTTTATTTTATTTTGTCGCAACCTTAGTATTAGGACTTGTTGGGTCAAACTTTATATGGTTAACTCGGCAAGGTAGTACGCTAGAACACATCTTGCCTGACCTAGAAGACGACCCATTTTATAATTCGAAATATATCGACGTTGATATGGAAAAAGCAAATAATTCAGAAAATTGTGATGATAATGAGAGTAATACTTTGACTGAAAAAATAAAGGCAGATAACTTTCCATATAATCTCAAACGCGCTCGAGAGACACATAGCGATTTATCGGTTGGCGAACGTCTTGGCAGTTGGTTTGGATGGATAACCGAGGCTACGTTCATATTCAACCGCGGATTAATAAAAAGTTGGATTCAAATGTTCTCGCCAATAGGTGGTTCGCCACTTGGAAATGAAGTATTTTTAATTTTTATAATTGCGCCGTTAACTGGATTTTTGAGTATTATTGCGGGTTTTACAGGGTTTGGTGTTGCTTGTTCATCCGCCTTTAAAACGGATGTGGTCGTATCAGTATGGGGATTATTTTTATGGTTTTTTTGGGCAGTAACTATACTAATGGGTGCCGTTATGTTTATACGGTTAGTTGCGCTGCTGTTATTATATCCAATTCATAACGGATGGAAAACCGTGTCATCTATCTTTCGCTGTAACGCATTACCGCTCGCTATATTATTTGGATTTTTTACAGTGGGTTCGGCGTACGATACGTTAGATAGTACCGTGTCAGGAGCAATGGGTATTGTCTATTTAACTCTCGTCATTATTGCTATTGTTAAAAAAATAAAAGAAAAATCCGATAATGCTTAACTTATAATTTATATCATATTTTTTGTATAAGTATTATAATAATTATATTACTTATATTAATATAAACCGTTAATTCTATTACTATCTATTAGTAATTAAATATGGATACAACGATGGATACAACAACAACAACAACAACGATGGTAAAAAATACGACGCAATTTAATCCGTCATCTATGTTACCCTTTGTCAGTGTATGTACCCCTACATTTAATCGCCGTCCATTTATCCCCTACATGATAAAATGTTTTGAACATCAAGAATATCCCAAAGACCGTCTGGAATGGATTATTGTAGATGATGGTACCGATAAAATTGACGATTTAGTGAAACATATCCCGCAAGTAAAATATTTTAAATATGACGGCAAAATGACCCTCGGCAAAAAACGTAATTTGATGCATAAAAAATGTAAGGGGGATATTATTGTCTATATGGACGACGACGACTATTATCCGCCCGAGCGAATCTCGCATGCCGTCGAAATGTTATTAAAAAATCCGAAAGCATTATGTAGCGGGAGTAGTGAAATATATATTTATTTTAAACATATTGCCAAGATGTATCAATTTGGTCCTTATGCGCCAACGCATTCTACGGCCGGTACGTTTGCGTTTCGACGCGAGTTGTTAAATCTAACTCGCTACGACGATACGGCAGCACTTGCCGAAGAAAAACATTTCCTTAAAGATTATACGATACCTTTCGTCCAATTGGAACCTTTAAAAACCATTTTAGTGTTTTCGCATATACATAATACTTTTGATAAAAGGCGGTTATTACAGAATCCCAACCCTGAAGTTACTAAAGAATCTAATAAAACCGTCGAGATGTTTATTAAAGACCCTGATATGCGCGATTTTTATATGAACCGTATTGAAAACTTATTAAAACCATATGAACCGGGACGTCCAGTGATGAAACCTGACGTCATTACGCAAATGGTCCGTATTGAAAAAGAACGTAAGAAAGAAATGGAGCGGTTACAACAATTAAATCAACAAGCTGGCGCTATTACATTAAAAACTAGCGATGGCGATATGAAACAATTAACAATGGAAGAAGTTGTACAGATATTACAACAACAACAGAACCATATTAACCAATTATCTAACATCTTACAAGAAAAAGATAGAGAGATTCAGCGATTAAATGAAGCATTGAATGCCTATAAAAAATAAAATAGGTAAATGCGATATATATATAATATGATATGATATATAATATGATATATTATATACGTAAATGTATTAAAGATAGGATATTAATAATACATTAATGTCAATAGATTTAACCGATATAACCGATATAACCGATAAAGCATTACACGATGCGTTGGAAATACTTATAAAAAAGTATAAAGACAATGAATACGTATACGGACGTTTGACAAATTATATCGAGCATTCATTGCCGACATCTTTAAATAACGCAATTGAAATACAGAAACAGAGAGAAGAACGAAAACAGCAATTAAATACGGACCGCGATGAGTTTACAACACGTTTCTTACATAAAAACAATTATTTTTATTGCCAACAAACCGAGATTTTTTTGAAATATGATGGGACACATTTTGTCGTATACAGCGAAGATGATATTCAACACCAAATATTGACGACCATTTCCTCCGAAAAATGCCTCCGCGAATGGAAACACAAAGTTAATAAAAACATAATAAAACGCATTAAAGAGCGCTCCCCATTACACGCCATACCCGAATCGGCAACCATACAATACGTGATTAATATGTTATGTCCTGCGGTATTCCCTTACCGAAATCACGTGAAATATTTTTTGACTATTATCGGGGAAAGTTTGTTAGCAAAAACCGATATAAAAATTGATAGCAGTATGGAAAATAAACACGGCACATTTAATCCACCCACTTATATCGTCTCGCCGAACTTAACGGAAATAATCCGAGAGATTGGTAATAAAGCATATATTTATTGTGGATTGGCAAATCTTGGGAATAACATTAAATATAAATACCACGACCACGCGTATAAAGATTGCCGCTTATTATTTATTGAAAACGAGCATACCTTGCCACGAAAAAAAATAATGGTTCCGAATAATTTGGGGAAATATATGATTGATGTATTATGTGTTGCCGCATATTATGTGAGCAAATATGGCAGCGCTGACCGTTTTTTACAAAATTGTAGTGAAACTAAATTAGTAGAACACGCTTTATTTTTATCAAAAAATACACAGGAAGGTATTGTAAATATGTTTATTGAAAAGTCTTTTACGTTATCTACGACCTCGACCATAAATACGAAGAATATGTTTTTTATTTGGAAAAAATTTTTAGATGAAAAAGCAATACCAAATATTATTTTTTATGAACCTCTGAAAACGATTTTGAAAGAGCGCTTGAAATATGATGAAGAAAATGATTGTTTTATTGGCATTACTAGCATACATTTACCTTTAGTTGTGAATTTTATGAAATTTTGGGAAGAAACGATTGTGGAAACGGATGGAATGGTGGCAAATGATAATGGGGTGGCAAATGATACGATGCCGCCCGAAGAAACCTTGACACATATGATGCTTGATTATGAATTGGAAATAGATGAACTCTGTTGTTTATTTAAAGGGTGGTCAACAATTGGCAAAAACGTAAATGATTCTTTGATTTTAGAACTTATCCGGCATTTTTATCCCGATGTAGTTATTACGGATAATAAATATATGTTTAATTTAAAATCTAAATTGTGGAATAAACGGGCGGAAGTGTTAACATCTCTCGAACAATTTAAACTCGACTGTAAAAAGAATGAATTATTAACTGCTGTTTCTATTTACGACACATACAAGTTTTATTCGGATAATTCAACTCGAAATAAATATAATTTATTAGTAAGTAAACATTATTTTGAAAAGTGTGTTAATCGCGAATTAATAGAACATATACATATGGAAGGCGGTATCATATTGTCTACGTGGTGGAAGTAGAATTAATAATCAACTCCGTATATATAATTATATTGTTGTATATAATTATATTGTTGTATATAATTATATTTTGGTTACCTTACCCAATAGTAATTTACTTTCGGGATTTGCGGGATTTGCGAGACTTGCGAGATTTGACTGAACCCACTTTTACGTGCCCAAACGTACCTTTTCGTGTTAAAAAACCGGCTTTAACTAATCGATTATCGCGTTTAGCAGTGGCATGCTTTTTCTTTGAAACAATACGTCCGTTTTTGTTCATAATCAAATCATCTTTTTTCAGACCGCCGGGTGTTTTAAACGCAGTGCTGTGCCATACTTGGGCACGAGAACCTTCCAAGTTTTCAAACGTTTTCCCGTTTATATGGTATTTTCCATCGGCAGCTTTCATATGTTTGTGGACCATTTCTTATATATGTTATAAAGAAAATTAATTTAAAAAATAGGAAAATCTAAGTTGCGGATAATAATTGCTAAATAAATGAATTAAAAACGACAAATAAAAAACGACAAAAATAAAATAGTCTAAATCTAAAAACGCTAAAACTTATTTCGTGGCGGAACTGTTGGCGGTATATTATTATTATTTACAATAATCCAACCTTGACCTTTACAACCCGCATTTTTCAATTGCACTAAAACAGAATAACGCATTGCTAGTGTATTTGCGGTAATTATTAGGCGCGGAACTTTGACGGGCAGTGGGCATTTACATACCACCATTCTTACCTTTAATATTAGGTTTGATTTTATTATCGCACCGCATAGATATTATTATCGCACCGCATAGATATTATTATCGGTTGAATTCATATAAATAATTCCATTGGAATCAATCGTGGGTTGTGATAGACGATAATTCGTTCCAATCGTTTGCTGCCATAACGTATTAAAACTCGTGCCGGTATCCGTTACACAAAACAAGTCACAATTGAGCGTTAACGCATTAATTGCTGTGAAAAAAAGTCTGCCGGTAGTGTCAATCGTTAGCGTACTATAATAAACGTATGGAATTATATTATATTGATTATAGGTCCATTTTGCGACACCAGTGACACGATTAATTGCGAAGAGATAAGCGATTGAACTTAAATAAATGGTATTTCCGTTAATAGCGACGGTATTATAATATGGACCAATCGGTTGATTATACGAAAAGTCCCAATTTTTTGCGCCATTCGTCGGAGATAACGAATATAATACCCCGTTCATATATGAACCATTTCCAATAATAATATTATCGCTCGCATCGACGGCCGGCGAACTATAAATCGGATGAATTAGAGGTACCCCGTCATTTGTAGAAAAACGCCATTTTAAAGTACCAAACAGTGTATTGACGGCATAAATGTATCCATCCGTCGATCCAAAATAAACTGTCATTTCATCTTTACTTAACGCCGGCGAAGAATAAATCACGCCGCCCGTAGAATAGGGTTGAACCCAATCGTTGTAAGGAAATGTGATACCATCGCGTATGGCATACATATTTGAACCCGACGCAAAATAGATGATATTTCTTGAACTAATGATAGGCGAAGACTGTAAAGGACCACCCGTGTTAGTATTATACGCCCAATTAATCGTGCCATCACGATTGACCGCGTATAAAATGCCCCCATTTGACCCGATATAAATAATATTATAGGGCGAAATCATCGGCGTCGTATATATTGCGTTAGGCGCGTCAATGCCTGAATTGGTGATGACGGGGAGTTGAAGTTGCCAATTGCGTGCGCCGGGATTAGTAACTGTATTAATCGAATGTAAATATCCATCCCCCGACCCGATATATAACGCATTGCTTACATCCATTGCGAACGAGGGCAATACATATAGATTAGCAGTATTAAATAGCGGATATTGCCAGTAGTTTGACGGAGAAAATATATTGTTCTGATAAATACTTTTGCCTGTATGTTGCGGATTTAACATGTACATTGCTACAATTTGGGTGTTGATTGGTATACTGGGTATACTGCCACTCAGATTATAGATACGTCCATTATTTGTACCGAACCATATATTATTATCTTTACCAATAATCGGCGCCGAAGTAATTGCCCCATTTGCCTGATACCGCCAATTAATACTATGCTCGATGCCATCAATTGCGTATATATAATTATTAAAAGTGCCAAAAAATACATTATTTGACGCATCAATAACCGGCGTCGAATTGTATAAAAGAGCACTACCTGCCGTAACGGGCAGCGTATCCGGCAAGATATATTTCCATTCAAATACGCCATTTAAAGTGTCTATTATGTTTATAGCGGTATTCGAGGTCATATAGAGATTATTTGCTGGACCGATAGCAATCGACGAGATATTTGTATCACTGATATCAACCGGCGCCCATAACGGCGTCGGCGTATTCGCACTAATATCATACCCATAGACTTTACCATTATTGGCGGCCGTATAGACAAAACGGTTACCTTCAATGGTGGGATTACTTAGTATACCCGAAATATCAATACTCCAGCGGGTTCTCGTCGGTAAAGTATTTGTCGACATGTCTAATACCGTTAAACGCGAGATGTTTGTAACGACGTCGCTACTCGTGACACATAACCGAGACCGCGCGACATCCATTGCAACCGCACTCTCGCGAACCGTGGGATTATAACTAATATCGTATTGCCAATTCTTGACGCCTAAGGAAAATTGGTCGGTTATAGAATAAATCGTGCCGGCACTTGTACCTAGATATATATTATTACTTGCATCCAATATCGGCGCAATAGTCGGGTTGCCGTTGACTTCTAACGTCCATTTAATTAATGGCACATTATTAATATCAATGATTGCGTATAAATAACCAACGGAAGCACCGGGCGTGGTTTTTATCGTAGATACATAAATCGTACCATCAATACTAATGGCGGGCGTGCCTATAAAACGATAACCTGCCGTGCTACAGGTAGAAGACCATAACAAGGTTTTGTCGTGATTATACATGTATAATATGCCATTGCCTGATACAAAACATATATCGTTGTCAAAATTAACGACAATGGGATAGGGATTTGCTAAAGTGGGGGTTACAAGCCAATCAACGGCAGATGGGTCCCGTGCGGGTCCAGTATACGTGCTTTGATTTGTATGTTGTGGATTTAACATGTACATATTTACAATCGGACTCTCTAGAAATTGTTTGGTGGTCCAATAAATGGTGATTTCGCCGTTACTGCCATTTGAATTAATTATGCCGCCGTTGTTGCCGAAACCGGTGTACGCATTAATCACGCCATTTCCAAACGATCCACCGCCGCCGCCGCCGCCGACTCTACCGCCGGCTCCACCGCCATAACCCGCCCCACCGCCGCCGCCCGCAAATGATCCGCCGCTACCACCGCCGCCGCCATTATATCTAACATCGGTCGGTTGTAAAAACTCGTAATCATATCCATTTACACTGCCGACCAAACCACCATAACCGCCATTCCCGATTTTATTAGAATTGCCGCCGGGTCCACCGCCAACACCGCCACCGGAGGTACCGACCACGCCGCCGTTAGCGCCGCCCGTTCCGCGTCCTCCGATACCGCCGACCGCGCTGCTAGTTGTACCGCCACCGCCGCCGCCCCCCGCAATAACATTAATAACACGGTTATCGTATTTATCATAAGATATGACGGAACACATACCACCGCCTCCGGCACTTGCTAATCCCATTTGCGATACGGTCCCGTTTCCACCATAATTATATCTTGGATCATTTCCGCCTGGACTGAGACCACCCGCGTACGGCGCAATCGTCTTGCCGCCGCCACCCACATTTATATAAACGGTTTGCGGTACATACTGATTTAAATATTGAAATTGGGCAAAAACATAACCACCGCCGCCGCCGCCCGCATATTGACTGCCGGCACCACCAGCACCTTTTATGCGAATATTTACATATCGTACATTTACGGGTTTTTCCCAAGTAGTCGGTTGACCTGTATAACTAAATGTCTGCGAAAATTCAAACGCCATATATAATAACTACTCTTTTATTATTCAAATATTACAAAATGTTATATTATAAAAATAAAATTGAATATGACTTGTAGATATTAACCTTATATAAATCAGTTGCCGTACATAAAACAAAATGAGTGCCTCTTCTTCAAAGACAACGTCCAATACAACAACGTCCTCCAAGACATCTGCTGCCAGTGATGATAAAAATGCGCTTGCCCATAAATATCAAAAAAAGACGGATAAACAGCACGTACTGGATACGCCAGATACTTATACTGGTTCCATGACGAGTACGGATTATGATACCTATATTTATAATGACAAGGTTATTAGTGCCGGTGCCGGTGCTTGTGCCGCCGATACGGACGTCGTGATGATTATACCTAAACCCGTGTTTATTGTGCCGGGGTTGTATAAAATCGTCGATGAAGCATTTGTGAATGCGCGCGATCAAGTCGTCCGAATGGCACAATTGATTGCCAGCGGTCAAGCGGACACGACTTATCCCGTCACGGAAATTAATATTACAACTAATGCGGTCGATGGTACCATCACGATTTACAATAACGGCAACGGTATTGATATTGCTAAACACCCCGTTGAATCTATATGGATTCCGGAACTTATCTTTGCTCATCTGCGTACATCCACCAATTATGACCAAACCGAAAAAAAGACGACCGGCGGTAAAAACGGGTTTGGTATTAAACTTGCGTTTATTTGGTCCACGTGGGCACGTATTGAAACTGTCGACCACGTGCGTGGATTAAAATATGTCCAAGAGTTTGAAAATAATCTGGATATTATTAAACCGCCGACCATCACAAAATATACAAAAAAACCTTATACCTCCGTCGCTTTTAAACCCGACTTTAAACGGATGGGACTGACCGGTCTTACACCGGATATGCTGTCATTATTAAAACGTCGCGCCTTTGATTTGGCGGCAGTCACCGACAAATCCGTCAAGGTCAAGTATAACGACGAAATCATTCCCGTCAAAAACTTCTTAAATTATGTCGACCTATATGTCGGTAGTAAATCCACCGTCGGACGCGTCCACGAAGAAGCGAATGAACGGTGGGAATATGTCGTGTGTTTAGCACCCAAAGAAGAGTTTACGCAAGTGTCGTTTGTCAATGGCATCTTTACGGGGAAAGGCGGTAAACACGTCGAATATATTCTCAACCAGATTGTACGAAAAATGACGGTCTATATTAAACAAAAGAAAAAGGTCGATGTCAAACCCAATACTATCAAAGAACAGATTTTCCTCTTTGTGCGTTGTGTGATTGATAATCCATCTTTTGATAGTCAAACCAAAGATTATTTAAACACGCCCGTCGCGAGTTTTGGGTCCTCGTGTGAGATTAGCGACAAGTTTATTGAAAAGGCCGCGAAATTAGGTATTATGGATGCGGCGTGCGAACTCACTGAAGTAAAAACCACGAAAGCCATAAAAACCAAAGACGGCGTCAAGAGTAAATCGATTCGCGGTATTCCGAAATTAGTGGACGCGAATGATGCAGGCGGTCCAAATAGCGATAAATGTATCTTGATTTTATGCGAAGGAGATTCAGCGAAAGCCGGTATTATTAGCGGTTTATCGACGACTGACCGTAATACGATTGGCGTCTACCCGCTCCGCGGTAAACTCTTTAATGTGCGCGGCGAAACGCCAAAACGCATCTCTGAAGTAAAAGAAATCCACGAAATTAAACAAATCGTCGGTCTTGAAGCAGGACGAAAATACAAAATCGAAGAAGCGAAAAAGTTATTACGGTACGGTAAAGTAATGTTTATGACCGACCAAGATTTAGACGGGAGTCATATTAAAGGGTTATGTATTAATCTCTTTGACGCGGAATGGAGTACTTTATTAGACATTCCGGGTTTTATTGGTTTTATGAATACCCCGATTATTAAAGCCCGGAAAGGCACCCAAGAACGGTTATTCTATAATGACGGCGAATATGCCGAATGGAAAAAATCGACGACAACGACAAAAGGGTGGGCGATTAAATATTACAAAGGATTAGGCACTAGTACCGGCAAAGAGTTTAAAGAATACTTTGCCAATAAGAAAATCGTAAACTTTGTGAGTACGGGCGATAAGAGTCGTGATGCGATTGATAAAGTATTTAATAAGAAACGGGCAGGGGACCGTAAAGAGTGGTTAGAAAATTATGACCGTAATGTGTATTTGGATACGAATAAATCTGAAGTCGCGTATGAAGAGTTTATCGGTGAAGAGATGATTCATTTCTCAAAATACGATTGTGAGCGGTCTATCCCCAACGGTATTGATGGATTGAAAACCAGTCAACGCAAGATTCTCTTTACGTGTCTCGCGCGAAACCTTACCGCGGAAGTAAAGGTGGCACAACTCGGTGGCGCCGTTTCAGAAAAAAGTCGTTATCACCACGGCGAGCAAAGTCTCTATGGCGCGATTGTTAATATGGCGCAAAACTTTGTCGGTTCCAACAATATTCATTTACTTGAACCGAATGGACAGTTTGGGACGCGTTTACAGGGCGGAGATGATGCGGCCAGCGAAAGGTATATTTGTACGCAATTAAATAAACTGACGCGGTTAATCTATCCTGCGGCGGATGACGCGATTTTAACTTATCTCGAAGATGACGGGACGCCCGTTGAACCAATGTTCTATGTGCCGATTATTCCGATGCAACTCGTGAATGGCGGTAAAGGTATTGGCACAGGGTTTAGTACCGATATTATGAATTATGACCCTTTAGTGTTGATGGATTATGTCAAGGGCATCCTCGAACAAAAACTTACGACAAGTGTGGCGGTCGTCGTTGGTGCTGCCGTTGTTGACGCACCGAAAATCCCGCTCGTACCCTATTATGCGGGATTTAAAGGCACCATACGCGCCTTAACTGAAAGTAAGTATTTGATTAAAGGGGTCTATCAAATCCTTTCCGATAAACAAGTCCGCGTGACGGAATTACCGGTTGGCACGTGGACGGACGATTATAAAAAGTATATCGAAGAATTAATTGACGTGAAACCGGTCGCGGCAACGGCAGCGGCAACGGCAACGGCAGGAGAGAAGAACGACGGTAAAAAGAAAACGAGTAAAAAGTCTGCCACCGGCGCCACCACCACCACCACGGTCGGCGGCGGCGGTGCCGGTAGTGCGGGTGGTCCACAAGTAAAAGATTATGTGGATATGAGCACAGACACTCTTGTTGATATTACGATTACCTTTGCGCCGGGCGTGATTGCGGTCTTAAAAGATGAACCTACCGAGCACGAATGTACCGCGTTGGAAAAATTATTGAAATTGTATACGACCCGCACGACCACTAATATGCACGTGTTTGAAGAAAACGAGAAATTAATTAAAGTAGCAAATGCGGAAGAATTAATTACGCGTTATATGACCGTGCGGATGGACTATTACATTAAACGTAAAGCACATCAAGTCGTCGAATTAGAAAAAGAAGCGCTGGTCTTGACGAATAAGGCACGCTTTATTACAGAATTGTTAGAGGATACCCTCGATTTACGTAAAAAGAAAACGGTCGAAGTGTCGGCAATATTGAAAGAACGGCAATATGCGGTGATTGATGAAGATAGCGATTATAAGTATCTTGTGCGGTTGCCGATGGATAGCGTCACTGAAGAAAATATCGCGAAAATTATGGCAGAACGTGATGCGAAAAATGCCGCATTAAATAAATTGAAAAGTACCACGGAAACACAACTATGGTTAAATGAACTCGCTGAATTACGAGCAGAATATAACAAGATGTTACAAGTGAAAAAGACGGAAGACAATAAACCCGCGGCAGGGGCAGCAAGAGCAGGAGCAGCAGGAGCAGCAGGTACGAAAAAGATTGTCAAAGTCGTGAAAAATAAGACGTAAATGTAATAATAATAATAAATGTATAAAAATAAATAAAAAATTGTTTATTTATTTATTTTTATTTTATGACCTGTTAAAGATTATTAAAATATTTTCTTTTTATGATGATACTTGACGATATTGATAATATCTTTATTGTATTGCTCTGCTTGTACTTGCTGCTCCTGCTGCTCTGCTTGTGCCTGCTGCTCTGCTTGCTGCTCTGCTTGCTGCTCTGCTTGTCCTTGCTCGTGCTCTTCCTCTACAATTTCTTCACACGCAGCACTGCCGTAATTTGTTGTGGAGGGGTCATAACAACAACGAATGCTTTGACTTCTACCTAGCATTCTTGATTGCGGACCTCTTGCTGCCGGTGCTGGTGCTGCTGCTACGCTTGCTGCCGGTGCTGCTGCTGCCGGTGCTGGTGCTGCTGCTGCTACGCTTGCTGCTTGTTCTTCGGCGAGGCGGTTTGCCGCACATTCCATACGATAAAGCGTGCGTAAAGATACAGTATGTTCAACCGGATTCCCTTCATAGACTGAACGTTTGTTATTATTATATTCGGTTTCTTCTAGCATTGTTGCGGCGCTTGCTTGTTGTTGTTGTTGTTCTTGGTTCATCATTTTCGTTATTATGGTTGTTGCGGGGTTTATCTGTTTTAATTACTTTTAATTGTAATTCAATTTTTTTCATATATATATTTATTTTCTAAAACCAAGGTTTTAATTCTAATTGTTTACCATACGTCGTCGCGAGAATAGGTAAAGCAAGTGGCGTCACCAGTGTACTTGCGTCCCGCCGATATTTAATATAACTTTCTGCTTCCGTGTACACTTGTTTTATCGCATAATCAAATACTGCTTTATTTAAATCGTTGATTTGTCCGGCAATATTAGTGGGTAAATTTTTCGAATATTGTAAAAAGATAGCCCGCATAATAATTTGTAATTCTTCTATACTTTGTTCGCCAATCACAAATTGTTGATTTGATTTATTATAGACGCCTGCTCGAATACCATTTTGTAATATTTGAATGTTTTCTTTACTAAAATAGGCATTGGATAAAGGGGTATCATACCAATTGCCTTTTAAAGCATCTCGGAATGAATATTTAGTACTATTTAACGGAATCCGGTCCGTCATTGCAAAACGGTCGGCAATATTTGGACCTAATATATTAACTCTACCATTACTTACGATTGACGACGACGACATCTATAAAAACTATATAGAAAATTATTTACAAAATATATATATATCTATTTATGAATAGACTCAACACTATTTTTGTTATACTATAATATTTTGTTATACTATAATATAGCATTTAATGTCATTTCAAGATACAGTTTTAACCGTCGCAATTACAATATTAATCATCGCTTTATGTTTTATTGGTATTTCCTTGTACAATCAAAAATATAATTCAGATTATCCGCCAACTATTGCTAATTGTCCTGATTATTGGGAAGATCAATCAGACAGCAATAATGGCGCAAAATGTGTGAATGTAAAAAATCTAGGAAATCCGTCGTGCTCGAATTCAATGGATTTTTCGACAGGACAATGGATGGGCGATAGCGGTAAATGTAATAAATCGAAATGGGCGAAAACCTGTAATTTGACTTGGGATGGTATTTCGGATAATACCAAAATATGTGGAGTTTAGTAATACATACTATAAAAAATTAGCATATAAAAACAATCCAATAGTTGATATTAATATTCATAATAATAGTATGAACTATATAAATTATAATAAAATACTTGAGAGAACTGCCGTCGAAGAAGAAATCACCAAAATATTATTACATTTTGAAAAAAATAAAGGCAATGTGACATTTAAAAAAGGGATATATATTTATGGCGCACCCGGTAGTGGTAAAACGGATTTTGTTATGCGAATATTAAAACGTCTCAACTATGATGTCATAAAATATGATGCTAGCGACATTCGTAATAAATCCATCATTGATACGATTACGAAAAATAGTATGGCAGAAAAAAATGTGATAAGTATGTTTCACGCAAAAGCAAAACCGATTGCTATTATTATGGACGAAATCGACGGGATGAATAACGGGGATAAAGGCGGTATTAATTACTTGATAAAAATAATACGGCAAAAGAAAACCAAGAAACAAAAATTAGAAGAGTATTCGTATAACCCGATTATATGTATTAGCAACTATCACGTCGATAAAAAAATAAAAGAATTGATGAAAGTGTGTAATACCTTTGAATTAAAAAGTCCATTACCGCACCAGATTAAAACAATTATAAATGAAACGATGCCGATGCTCGATAGTGGTATGATTGCGCATATCATAACTTATTTACAAGGCGATTTGCGTAAATTGTCTGCCATATATACCATTTATAATAACAATAACAGTGTTTTAAAAAACGAGATTATTCAAAATATATTTAAATCGAAATGCTATAATGATGATACCAAAGACATTACTCAACGTTTAATTAATGCGAAATATCGGATTGAAGAACATAATAATTTAATGAATGACACGAATCGTACGATTGTCGGATTATTATGGCACGAAAATATAATTGACGTGATTAAAAAAATGCCAAAATTAAGTTCAATTAAATTATATACGACCATTCTAGATAAAATATGTTTTGCGGATTATATTGACCGGATAACCTTTCAAAATCAAATATGGCAATTTAACGAAATGAGTTCGCTGATTAAAACCTTTCATTGTAATCAAATATACCACGATGCTCTCGCGCTTGAACTACATAGTGCCGGTGCCAGTGCCAATAGTGCCGGTGCCAGTGCCAATAATGCGAATAATAAACATAAATCTAGCAATATAAGTGAAATACGTTTTACAAAAGTATTGACAAAATATAGCACCGAATATAATAATTCTGTCTTTATTCAAGAATTATGTCAAAAGTTATCGATGGATAAAAAAGATTTATTTTCGTATTTTCTTACGTTGCGTATGAAATATTCCGACGACTATATTTACGACCTGTTTGAACCACAAGAAATAACTAAATTAGATATTAACCGTATCTATCGTTATATTGATAAATATACGAATAAAGAATGTAAAATTGGCGGCAATGATGGAATCCACGCCGAAACGGAATATGAAATTGAAAACATTGATAATGAAATGGGCGAGGAATAGTTGTTTATTTCATCGACCTGAAAAGAATATAAAGAAGAATATTTAGCGAAAAATAATAATATTATTATATATTATAAAAATGGAATCAAGGTTGTTGTTGAGTTCTAGTCAAAAACCAAGCGTGTTATCAAAAGGTGATATAATGTCAGACATTATTACTAGTCTTAATCATTTGAATGATAATAAAGATATTACTCCAGCAGTCATAAGTAATTTTAGTATGAAAGTAGCAACATTAATATCTGGTCGCCCAGATTTATATGAAAATACATTAACACCATATTTAATGCGAGGAATGCTTGACACTATTGAAAAGATTAAAATCAAAAATAATGATATAAATTTTATCGGCGCATTAAATTCGCTGGCGGATTTTTTAAAAGAACAACTAATACCATATCCATTACCGTCGTCTCTTGCACAAGTTGAAACACCAAAAAAAAAAGGTTTTTTTGGTAATCTATTTAAAAGAAACCCTGATTACGTCGGCGGCAAGTATCGCAAGCGTAGCAGCACCAAACGCGGTAAGCGTAGCAGCACCAAAGGTCGCAAGCGTAACAGCACCAAAGGTCGCAAGCGTGCCACTAAAAAACGTATGTAAAGTTTTTCAAAAATAGTTGAGACAATATAATACTATTTATATTTATAATACTATTTATATTTATAATACTATTTATATAAATAATATAAATATTATTTGGTATGGGTGTCTATATATGAATTTAATTATAACCGAAAAACAAAAAAAAGGGGTCGGAAAAAAACCGACGATATGTTTAAATATGATTGTAAAAAACGAAGCAAGTGTTATCACAGGGACGTTCGATAATCTCGCGAAACATATACATTTTGATTACTGGGTTATTTCCGATACGGGGTCCACCGATGATACGAAAGAAGTCATTCAATCTTATTTCCGCCAAAAAGGTATTCCCGGCGAATTAGTCGAACATCCGTGGCAAAACTTTGGGTATAACCGTTCGAAAGCATTAGAGTGTGCCTACGATAAAACCGATTATTTGCTTATTTTTGACGCGGACGATAGCATTGAAGGCGAATTGGTCTTACCTTTTTTACAAAATGATTATACGGGTTCAAATCCGGGTGAAAAAAATAAAGAGGTCGATAGTTATATGCTGAAAATCGGGCATGGCGTTGAATATTGTCGTCCACTTATTTTAAATAACCGAAAAAAATGGATGTTTCGAGGTGTATTACACGAGTTTTTATCGCATATGGAACCTGTGGTTAATGCCGATGTACGCATTGAAGGGAACTACCGCGTCATTTCCGGCAGAAGTGGTGCCCGCAGTAAAAACCCGAATAAATATTACGATGATGCGATTATACTACAAAATGCGTATGCGGAAGAATTAAAATTACCCGATCAAGGTTTGGCGGGACGCTATGCGTTTTACTGCGCTCGAAGTTATAAAGATGCTGGACCAAAATATAATGAAGAAGCAATCAAATGGTATAAAGTCGTCTTGAGTCGGCAGCATTGGAATCAAGAGCAATATTATTCGGCACTTGAAATTGGCAGTATTTATAAAGAAGAGAATAAAAACGAAGAGGCAGTAAAATATTGGTTGAAAACCTTAGATTATGACGCGGAACGTATTGAAGGACTCTTACACGCCGTCGAATATTTTTACCAAAATGAAATACACGTCTTGGTAAATGCGTTATACCACAAGTTTAAAAATTATAAATGCGATTGCCGAGGTAAATTATTCGTATATCGACATTTGTACAATGACCGGTTAGAGTTTTTCAATTCAATGTCGGCGCTCTACAGTAATGATAAAGCATCGGGGTATGAATGTAGTAAAAAATGTATTTTAAATCAAAAATTACCCATCCACGATTTGAAAACGGTCTTGCATAATATGTCGCTCTACAAAGAGTTTATCGAGAATGATTCATATACCTTACCGTTGTTTTATGCGTTCGATAATATTATCGCCGAGCATAATGAATTGGTAAATGATGAGACTATCGTTGATGTATGGAATATCATTTTTGAGAAAAACCGGCACTTGTTGGTTAATACAAATTCGTCGACCTATACGGATATTATAAAAAAAATACGAAAAACGACCATCAGCACGACCATCAATGCGACAAAAGGTCTGCCCCTGCGCGTTTTAATCTCTTTTACGACCTGTAAACGGTTTGATTTATTTTCAGAGACACTAAACTCGATTTTAAATCACTGGACCGATGCTGACCAAATTAATTATTGGTTTTGTGTCGACGATAATTCATCTGAGGAAGACCGACAGCGGATGCGAAAAACGTATAATTGGATTGATTATTATATGAAAACGCCGAACGAGAAAGGACATCGCGAAAGTATGAACATTATATGGAATAAATTGGCAGCATTAAAACCCGAATACTGGATCCATATGGAAGACGATTTTCTTTTTTATTATCCGTGCGATTATGTCAATAAATCAATTCATATTCTTGAGACGTTTCGCCAAAATAGTGAAACGGCGAATATTCGGCAAGTGGTGTTTAACCAAAATTATGCCGAGATTGTAGTAGATTATAATATACTCGGGCATCTGCCGTCGGTTTTACCGGATGTCGTGATTCATCACCATAAATATGAACATATTATAAAATATATGAATGCCCATTATTGGCCGCACTATACTTTACGCCCCTCGATGCTAGATGTTAAAACCGTTCTAGCGCTCGGTAATTACGATTCGCCGAACCAGTTTTTCGAGAAAGATTATGCGCATAAATGGCAGCAATCGAATTTTAGAACGGCATTTTTTAAAAGAATCACGCATCGCCATATTGGACGATTAACGACCGAAATCTGTACGGGCAATGTTAAAAATGCCTATCAATTAAATGATGAAAATCAATTTATGACTAAAATAAAACCGGCACCAGCGAATATTAAAATTATTAATCTGGAACGCCGTAAAGACCGGCGGGAAAATATGTCGGCATTATTTGACCAACACGCGGTTAAAAATTACGAGTTCTTTCCGGCAATTGACGGTAATGTATTAGAACCTACAAGGGAATTAAAACAACTCTTTAAAGACAACGATTTTGGTAATCGGCGGGGAGTCATTGGTTGTGCGCTGACTCATTTAAAATTATGGGAGCAGTTATTACAAGATAAAGAGAATACCCATTATATTATATTTGAAGATGATATTACTTTTGCGGATGATATTGCCGCGAGAATAGATGAATTAAATAGCGAAATGGCGCAGACGGATATGTTAATGTTGGGATATCATATGTTTGAACGGAAACGGCAAACCTTGATGGATGTATATGATGTCAGTCTTAATTTAACACAGAAATTAAATATCGCAGACTTTAATAATGATTTATACATTGGCGGATTTTTTTCGTATTCCATTAATAAAAGCGGTGCTGAAAAATTAATAAATTATATCAAAACGAATGGCATTAAACACGGTATTGATTATCTTATAAAAATTATGCCCGAATTACAAATTAAAGAAACGCAACCCCTGCTAGTATTTTCGGTGTGGAATGAAGATAATAAACTCATCGATACGGATATTCAATTCAACTTCAAATCGCTGGATTTTAATAACGTCATTGAAGACCAATTCACGTTTCATCCTCAATTAGACCATATTGGTGATGATTTATATTATAAACCGGCAAAAAATATGACGGACCTGATGTCAATTGCTTTAAAAGATTCAAATTGTGTTGCGTTTAATACCCTCGGGTTCTTTAAAAATAAAATAGGGACGTTAATGACATCCCGTTATTTTGGCGCAAAAGATGGACTCTATGTTAAAAAAACGGATGAGGCGAAGGCACAGGCACAAGCGGAGGCACAGGCAGCGGCACAGGCAGCGGCGGCGGCACAGGCGGCACAAGCGGAGGCACAGGCAGCACAGGCACAAGCGGCGGCACAGGCGGCACAAGCGGCGGCACAAGCAGCGGCAGCGGAGGCAGCAAGAGGACATATTGTTTTTATTCCGGACGGACGTCTCGGCAATGCTTTTTTTCGATATTTGGGTTGTGCTTTATTCAATATTAAACATCCGTCCTTAAAATACACGGTAAAAGACCAATACGTCCCTTCATCAACATCGCCATCAATGTCCACCATCACAATTAATGATAACAATTTTGAATATAATTATCATAATAAAAGTTTCGAACATACGGATGTAATTATGAAAGGGTATTTTCAAATTAACCGATTCTATTTACAACAGAAAGACGCAATATTGAATTATATAAGGGCACATAAAGACCAACACGTGATAGAAACTGACCTGAAAGAAAAATATACAATATCGCAATTAGTGGATGATATACCGCTCGACGACAATAAACGCTATGATGTGGTAATTCATATTCGGTTAGATGATTTTAACGGCAGACCTGATTTTATTGAAACGGATGATTATTTTCAATTATTTCGTACACTTGATTTTATGAATAAAAGGGTTAGTATTGTCACTGAACAACCAAGACGACCGAATGATATTGTGTATATAAACACGATTATGAAATGGTTTGAAGAGAGAAATATAAATATCACATTAGAAAGTAACACGTTAATAATTGATTTTAATATTATGAAACAAACCACCGAATTAATATGTTCAATGAGTACTTTGGCGTGGACTGCTGCCTACTTATCAACACATCTACAAAAATGTTATATGCCCGACTATAATTTCACAAATATGCCGCCTGAAAGAGGATTGGGTAATTTTAAACAACCTATCGCAAATACGCAATTATATTCTGTAAAAACCACGCCGAACGCGAGTGTGTTATCATCATCCATTAAAGCGTGTATTTTAAATGTCCCTTTACCCGAATACTCTTTCCGGTTACCTTTTATAAATTGCCTTGTCGAAAAATTAACCGCGAGTTCAATTAAAACCACGGTATGTAATGCTGTAAATGGGCGAGACGTATTGGTTCAACCGATGGCAAGCGGAGCAGCAGGCGCAGGCGGAGCAGCAACAGCAGGCGGAGCAGCAACAGCAGGCGGAGCAGCAAGCACGATGGTTGAACATTTGAAAACGCTCACATTACCAACAGGCGAAACTTATACTTATGACACGACCGTACGTATCAATAAACAACACATGTCCGCCGGCGAGTTTGGATGTGCGTTAAGTCATCTTACCTTGTACAAACAATTAATAGCAGAAGAAGATGCGATGGAGGGAGGAGTGTCGTATTATTTGGTAATAGAAGATGATGCCGAATTAATCAAAACACCAGCAGAATTAGTTATACTTTTAAATCATATTCCGGCAGACGCTGACCTTTGCCATTTGGCCTTAAGCGACTGTTTTCCTTTTATAAAAACCAAGCAACATAATGAGCATTTTTACGAATGCGAAAAACAATATTTTAATCGGACGACCGCATACCTTATCTCAAAGAAAGGGGCGAAAAAAATTATAGAGACAATAAATAATACCGTGTCTCTGCCTAGCGATGATTTATTTGGACATTTTCATCGAAACGTGCCTGATTTCCGCTTTTATGTTCCTTATGAATATTATTTTAAAGAACGGGGTGATAGTGTTTCGATTATTGGACAAATATAGGTGTTTAACAAATATAGGTGTTTACCAAATATAGGTGTTTACCAAATATAGGTGTTTACCAAATATAGGTGTTTATTTGACATAGGTTCGATTAATACGATACCCTGCGTGACATAATATTTCTTTTGGAATTGTGTTTGATAATTTCGCAATATCAAATATCGTCTGTGGACAATTTTTACCATTGCCAAAAATATAGACTTCATCATTGATTTTATCTTTATCATTAGATTCCACAATAATTTGGTCCATACTTATTCTGCCTAATACTTTTCTTTTCGTGCCATTAATGTATACGCATAATTTTAAAGAAACATTGCGAGGTATTATATCCGCATAACCGATAGGCAAAACACATATTTTCATTTTACGCGGTGTTATATATTTCCAATCATAACCAATGCCTTCCCCTTTTTCTAACTCTTTTATTTGTATTATATTTGTTTTGGTTGTCATTGGCAACTGTAGATTTTTATTCGGTTTTACTCCATCAGGAACTCCATATATTCCACCTCCCGCACGTGATAAGGTGAAATCCGAAACATCATAATTCATACATCCACCCGTATTTGCGATATGAATTAATGGCGGGGTTATGCCAATCTCTGCGAGATTTTTTCTTAATTCACGAAACTTGCGTAATTGCTCATTTACAATTGGACTGTTTTTAATTCCAGCACAAACTAAATGCGACATCATACCTTCTATTTTTACCTTGGGCGTTTCCTTCAATAATTTAAATAATTCAATTGCTTTATCATAGCGTACACCTGCTCGATTTATACCCGTGTCCACAAAAACCGTGACTTTAATTATTTTATTTTTCGGGATAAGTTTAATAAACTTTTCTGCGGTTTTTTCATCACATATTGCGATATCAATATCCATATTGAAAGCATCAATTAATTCGTGCCCATCTATATTATATAACCACGCTAATATCCGCCCTTTATCGCCGTTTTTTCTTAATACAATTGCTTCGCCTAATGTAGCAACGCCGATATATTTTATTTTTAATTTTCTTAATATTTTTGCCATTTCTAATAATCCGTGACCATAAGCATCCGCTTTTAATACTGGCATTAAATCCGTGCCGCACTTTTTCTTTAAATACTCTATATTATGTTTAATAGCATTAATATCTATAATTGCGGTAATGTCTTTATCATTTGATGGTATATTTGATACCATATTTGATACCATATTTGATACCGTATTTGATACCTTATTTTTTTTACATTTTTTTAATGTGTTATGTGGTTTTAATGTGTTATGTATGTTATATAATTTGCGTTTTTTTGTTAGGTTACCCATATGTATCTATATATTTATATTTACAAGAGAATATATAAATATATATTATTTATTCAATATCACTCAACTTTGGTTCAAGTTCACCAATCGTTCTCTCCAGTAACGGAAAAAACGCAAGTTTTGATAATATCTTTTCTTTCATTTCTTTAATAATGCCAATACGCGCAGACCACCAATCTTCGTTAATTGCTTGCTCGATTATTTGTAAAGCGGCAGCGGGTTCGGTGAGTGGTAACCGCACAAACGCATTCGAATCAATATACTCTTCTAAATTAGGACATCCCCAATAAAAACAGAGAGATTCACATAAAATTGCTTCCCATATTTTCTCAGTCGCATAATTATGTTCGCTATTATTTTCGGCAGCAAGACAATATTTATAGGAAGCATACACGTTATATTTATTTTCATTTATAACAGCACCGCGATACCCTTTAAATCCGTGATAGTTTTGGCGTCCATAGACATCGATTTTATTATCTTGCTGTTGCTGTTGCTCTTGCTGTTGCTCTTCAACATATTTTATAAATGTATTGCGTAAAATATGCCCCGTATCAAAATTCTTTTCACTACAAATTGCCGCAAGTTTATTTTGGCGTTCTTCTACGGGTTTAACGGGCATCGTATAAAACGGAAAATCAATATGCCATTCCACGTTATTTAAATGTGTCTGGTGCGTAAAAACTTTCGCGAATTTTGTTGGGTCCGGTGCTGCCCATTCGCCCCACGTTTTCACACCCCACGGTTTTGACGGGTCAGCGATCCAAGGTTCCATTTGAAAAATAATGGTCTGCGCCGGCACATAATGCTCCCCTCCCTGTGGACTGTTGATAATAACATAATAGTCGATATTTTCATTTTCACTTGTGATTTCGATATTATGCCAACAACAATTACCACCATTAACCATCGTATAATGTTTAATTAATGTTTCCGACGAGCACCAATTGCATAATATTTTAACACGAAAATGACGTGTTTCATTTAAAGGGTTATTATCACTCATTTTAAATAGATAAATATAATAGATAAATAATAATAGATGTCTTTAATCTATTATTATTAAATTATATAAAAACTACAACAAACTAAATCTTTCGTGAACACGATTCCGCCATTGCTGGATCCAATCCGCATTAAAACTCACTTTTAAATGCCGCATACATTGTTCGGGTGTATCATAATACAAATGATTTGTTTCACGGCAGGTCACAATATCTTTCTTACGATACAACTTACCCTCCGCGTCACACGTGCCGGTTGCGTCCACCATTTTAAATAGTCGTCCTTCATCCTTTGAACCGACCTTCCAAGGATATGCTACGCCGGTAATCGCATTACAAATAAAGGACTGTTGCCGGTTAGAAGAATAATAGCGCCGCCGGCGTTCCTCTTTCTTCGGGGTGGTCGAATCGGCGACACTTGAATTGTCACCTTCATCGTAATGCGAATCATTGATTTTGGCAGACATGAGACTTATGGTATTTACTGGATATAATACTAATATAAAATATATCTTTAAATGGGTTTAATGGGCATAATTATGTTTGTCGATGAGTTTTGTTATGTTTATTTTTCAGAGTTTTACAGCGTCTCTGCGTTTTACAGGGTCTCTGCGTTTTACAGGGTCTCTGCGTTTTACGTGGTCTCTGCGTTGTACGGCGTGTCTTCTGCTTGCTGCTGTTGCCGCCGCCTAAATATTTCATATTCGCATATTTTTTTTTAAATACTGCTGTACCTTGTTTTTCATCATTTGCTTGATAAGAAATATTATTGCCCAATTCCGTTGCATTCTCTCTCCATTTCATTATTGCGTTTTCATATATATCCATTATTTTTACCTCTACAATCGAACACGCAATTTTGGGTGTAATTCGTTCATTACCTTCCAAAATGTTCTTATATCGAACATATATTTCCGTTGGTGTTAAAAAAGGATAGTTTTTATACCTTTCAAGTAGTTCAATGAGACAATTTTTTTCGGGACCTTTTAGAAAATCTGCGATGGAATCTGATGTTTCATTCGCGTCTAATGTTAAAATATCACCCATTACTATTCCTGACCTTAAACCTTGCCCTGAATGGTTCCAATTAAAAATTTTGTCTGCCCATTCTGTATATATAATATTTGGGTTTACTGATGATTTAAATGTTACGAATTGTGATTTAGGTTTAGTTGTGGGGGCAGGTGTTTTTTTTGTGGAGAGAGATTTGGCAGCGGGTAATGTGGGTGATGGTGTTTTTACTGTTCTCATCAATACTTGTGATGGTGTTTTTACTGTTGTCATCCATACTGATGATGATGCCTGAGTTGGTGGTTGGAGACTTTTTACATTTTTTGCCATTTCACTAATCTTTACAACAGCAGCAGTCTTGGCAACACGTTTAAGACTTTCACGTAGTGTCACTTTTTCACCAACATTTCGTGTGTTTACATCACCATTTCGTCTGTTTACAGCAACCTTTCGTGTTTTTACATCACCATTTCGTCTGTTTACATAACCCTTTCGTGTTTTTACATAACCTTTTGTGTTTTCATCTTTTGCTTTTTTATCTATTGCTTTTATAACCTCTTGTATTTTTAATTTATTTTTTTTTACATTTGCCTTTCGTATCGCCGCCGCCGGCATCCTTATATAATATATATTATACACATATATTATATCTACCTATCAGTATATATACATATTACTTACAACACGTGTTTATTTTCCCTAAACAAGATCCGACTGCTTTATTTACTTTCGGTTGAACCAGAATTAATCTTATACACGAATCAATTAGACGATTAAAACTTTCTTTCTGGGTTTCATCCGGAATTAGATTATAGTGTTTTTCGATAAATTTGTATATTTGTTTAATTAAATCGCTTAAATCTTCCGCGGTTAATTTGACCGTCACGTTATTCGCGATGATTGTCGTAATAATCAATAGAATTTCTGGAATGTCATACATATCGATTTTTCCGTCGCGCATAATTTGCTCAACTGCTTCTTTTAACATTTTCGAGGTGGTCTCGTCCGTCAATAGTTTATCGAATAAATACGATGTCTTAAAACTTGCCATATGATTAGATACTTATATATGTGGTGCCTATATATTTTTGCGCCAATCAAACGAAAAATATAAATAGAATAAATATAAATAGAATAAATAGAATTAATTAAATTACTACGCATAACATTTAAAGATTTGCCTTAATCATTTATATATAATAAATGGCAACATCGACGTTTAGTAGCAAAAACATACTGACGATTCAAACGGTTCAAATTGCGCCATTTCGAACCTTGATGACTGCCCTAAAGGATATTTTGCTCGAAACGAACATTTCCTTTACCAAAGACGGTATTAAAATCATTAATATGGATAAATCACATACGATTTTAGCACATATGTTCCTAGAGGCGCCAAACTTTGAATTTTATGAATGTAAGATGGATAAAATTATTATTGGCGTAAATATGTTCCATCTATTTAAACTTATCAACACGATTGACAACGATGATACCTTAACCATCTATATTGAAGAAGAAGACTACACCGACGGTATTGTCCAATTTCTCGGACTAAAATTTGAAAACGGAAATATTAAGCAACATAAAATACAGAAATTGCGTTTGATTGAACCGGATAATGAAGAATTAGATGTCCCCGATGTGAAATTTTCCTCGGTGATTAATTTGCCGGCCGTCGATTTCCAAAAAATTATTCGCGATTTGTCGTGTATCTCGGATAAGATTGAAATTAAATCGATTGCGACAAGTAACGGCGCCGAACTGATTTTTAAATGTACCGGCGGATTTGCTCACGCGGAAATTCGCAGAGCAGAATCTGATGGGAATATGGAGTTTGTGAAGAAACAAGAAGTGAGTAAAATTATTCAAGGCGAGTTTTCGTTGAAAAATCTGGGGTATTTTATTAAATGTACGAATCTGTGTAATCAAATCGAGATGTATCTTGAAAATAATTTACCTTTGGTCGTCAAATATAATGTCGCGAGTTTAGGTGTCATTAAATTGGCATTGGCAAGTTTGCCGGCATCGTAGCGTGCCAAATTACAATTTATTTTTGTTATTATAATATTCAGTTCAAATATTATAATATTATATATATATGGGGAATCTTAAAAGAACCACCTTACGTATAAATAATATTAAGAAAAAAAGAAACCTTACGAAACGTAAAATGAATAAAAATCGGACACGACGACGTTATTATAATGGCGGGATGCCAGTTCGGACAACCAAAGATGATAAAAATACAATTGAATATTGTAGTATATGTTTCGATCCGCTTAGAGAAGAAGATTTTATACATTTTATACAATTTACTTGCGGTCATCAGTTTCATCTTGAGTGTATTAAACAGTGGATTGAAATAAAACCAACTTGTCCCATGTGTAGAGTAGGTTTTACCTACAATGAAAAAATGTTTATTGGAATGACGTTTAAACTAGGTGATAATTTATCAATTCATATTAATGGAGATAATACGATTTTTTCGGAGAAAAATTATTTTACAAAATTAATAAAAGACAAAGTAATAGAATATCTCTCCATAAATGATGCTATAAAACACATTAAATTTGAAAATTTACCGTTTAATTTACCGTTTGAAGAAAAAATAAATGCGGATGGTTCTTATCGTGCTCCTGATAATTTTATAATTAAATTTGCCGATTTCATTGCGTCCCGTCCTGATTTGAAATCGCTTACGTTCAGAAATTGTAATTTAGAAGGTACTGATTTTAAAATATTAGTAGATGCATTATTGTTTAATAAAGATAATAAATTAGAAACACTTATGATTCAAGGAAACAATATGTTGGGTATATCTATATCTATATCAATAATACCTAATGTCTTGGTAGATGAGGACGGTGAACCAATTTATCTTTATCAGGTTCTTTATGAGGTTGATAAAAGTGTTGTGGATAATTTGGTAAGATTGATTAATGAGAAAAAACATAAAATATCACAAATATTTCTTGGTAATAACGTAATTCAATCTACAGAGATAACAAGATTGGGGGGTAAATTGAATCAAAAAACATTACAATATCTAGATCGGAGTATTGAAACTCAACAAATAGTCAATCCCAATTATAAAAGTAAAGAATTATATGAAAAAGAGGTAGCTGAACAAGAGGTTAAAGAACTGTTACAGAAAAAAGCAGAAGAAGAAGAAGCAGCAGCAGCAGAAGCGCGAAAATCGTTTATAGAAAGAATGGTTAACAAATATGTTACTCCTAGAATTTCCGAAAGTTTATCTAATGTTTCCAATAGTGTGAAAAGTCGTCTACCTAAATTGCCCGAAAGTTTATCTAGGTTCTTTGGTAGTAAACAAACCGGTGGAAAAAATAGAAAAAAACGATATTCGCGTAAAGTTAAATAAAGTTAAATAAAGTACAATATAAGGTACAACATAAGGTACAGGTTTTTGTTATTATAATATTCAGTTCAAATATTATAATATTATATATATATATAAAGAGTGCGCGAGAGATGGAAATGATCGAAGAACAAGTCAGTCCTGCCTTAAAAAATGCGTTGAAAAAATTAGATATTAATTATTTTTTAACATCGGATAACCAATTGATAAATCATCGAGTGTTTTATTGTAATACGTGGGACGATGCGAAAAATAAAGAGGGTCTTGCTTTTATTGAATTATTAAAATCTGAATGCGAGCATTTAAAAACCTCGTTTGAGAAATATACTTTAATTCAAGTCAATATAATAAATGCGCCGCCCGATTGTAATAACCAATTATTTCATATTGATTACCGAGGAGATAGTTTTAGTTATTTTATCCCTTTTGTCGAATTATCCGACTTGAATGGCACGGAATATTTACATTTTTCCGATGAAAAGAATTATACGAAATATTATGAAACATTGTTACAAATGTCCGACGAGTATTTGAATAAACCAGATATTGTCGATTATTTATCGCGTCATGCGGGTTTGAAACTAGAGCAAGACTTTTGTTTTAAATGTGCGAATTCGGACGCTTTTTCATTGTTATATATGCCTTATTATACGTACCATCGCGGTCAAAAAAATAAGACAACCACACCAAGATTAATGTTAAATGTACTTTTTTCAATAGGAAATAATTTTAATTATCCTACTGAAGAATATATTTTAGATGCGGAAATTGATGAAATGGCGCGAGCAGCACAAATACTCGAATTAAGAAAAAATAATATTATTGTTTGATATGTCTCATTATACTTAAATGATGGTTTGAATATTTAGCATATTTAATTGATACTATTATAATTAATTATATTGTTTATATATAATATAAATGCCAAAAAAAACTTCTAAACGTAATTTTATTACAAAACGTATTAAAAGCAGAAAAATACGTTCAATTATTAAAAAAATGAAGGGGGGGGGGTGGAAGAATGTAGGTGAAGTTATGTATAGTGATAATCAACCCCATACAGATGGTACAAATTGGAGACTCGCAAAGCCTTATCAAAAAAAGGCGTTATCCAAAGCAATTGATTTTTATAAAAAAGGTCCTCAAAATAATAATATTGTGTTTAATTTTTCTGAAGGTGATGATATTGAATTTAAATTAATTCCGTATGAAAAATATTATTTGTTTTTGATGGTAAGAGATAATGGTACTTTTGGATTTTTAAAAAACGATGGTTATATTCCAAAAAAAGCAGTTAAAGAAATTAAATTGATTTTTCCTTGGAAAAACAAATCTGTAACCAAATCTGTTATTAATAAAGGAGAATATTACTGGGTACTAGCAAATGATCCATATGAAACACCTTATGAAAATCCTCCAACAGATGCTGAGGGGATAGTAGAACCCAATACGTATAAAATGACCGATGAATTATGGGAAAAATGGGAAAAACTTGAATAAGAGACCATAAAAATATAACTTCACAAACTTTGATATTTAATTATTATATAATAAAAAATATTATATAATAGTTGCTCGCATCATCATACTTACACTCCTTCCTGCCCCTCCCTACGCTGCCGACATGTGGGTTTTAAATAAACACCCGTGTGAAGTAATGCCTAACTTTTCGGAAATAACGGCAGGATTTTGATATTTACAATTCGATAACCAGATTTTAATAATACAAAAGTTTTTCTTCGGCGATATAGTAATGCCATTAATACACGGACGCACGTTTCTATCTTCTGTCAGACTTTCTCCCACTAAACTATATGATAAGTTTTTCCATATTGCCGGCACTTGTTTATTTGCGATTTTATAGGAATAACAACCGCCGTTTTTATTCATCGGATCTTCCCACATCGGTTTTATTCCATTACGCATAATAAACAGCATACAATTTTTAACCATTTCTTCTGGTATTGTTTCAATTACAGCAATCGTCGTATGAATATCATCAAAGGACAAGATGTTGATATAACTATCAAACGACCATTTGATATCGTGCGGTAAATGTGCCCATAGCGTCCACTTATCATATAATTTGTATTCAGCGGAATCCGCAAGACTAGCAGCACCCGCCGCAAGACCTGCCGCCGCCGCAAGACTGGCGTCAGCACTCACGGGCAATTGTGGATTTGGTGTTTCCATTGTATAACTCTTTATGGAACAATCCATTATATAATTATATATCAATTTTTTTATATCCATTTCAGTATAATTTCTATATTCGCAAAACATCATAATCTCCTTTTATGATTTTAATACATTCCGTATCTGTTACTACGACATACATCGCGTTTGTATTAATAAATGACACAGTATATGTATCGTCTTCTCCCAACTTAATATTTTTTTTAGTATTTAAAACCCATTTAACAAACGGACGGTCAAATAAGACATTCCCTTCCATATAAATATGCTGTTCATCAAAACGTATATGTATGAATTCTGTATTCGGTGGTTCGTGTAAATTAATGCGTAAAGCCAATAAATATAATTCATTGGTTTTTGATAAAGAGTTTCTTACCATTTCGACTGTATCGACTGTATCGGTGCTCTCGCACTTTGTATCGGTGCTCGCGCACTTTGTATCGGTGCTCGCGCACTTTGTATCGGTGCTCGCATTTTTTATATCTGCGTATTTGGCGTAACGATATACACACGTCTCGTCGTTAGAGGAATCGGTGCCGTGTGGTGTAATGTATAACACAAAATCATATTTCGCGGGTTCAATAAAAGTCGAACGTTTTGTTTCGTATAATTTATATTTCGCAATTTCTTCGCCGTTATGAACAAAAACAACCGTATGTTTATTCATCGGGTCATTATATAATCCCGAAATGTAATTTTTAGTGACCTTGTGTATTTTGCCTGCGTAAAACTCGATTTTGGAATAGGTATCCATCATACCAATACCGATTTTAACTGATAAATTATTTATTCGTTCTTTATTCAATTGGTTTAATATAAAATCTCTCGAGAAATATAAAATGGGTAATGTTGCCGCAATCAAATAAAACATATATACTTAATAAGTAGATATGATTTTAAATCGTTTATAATATTATATGAATAATGGCACTTTATTCACAAACGTTCCAACTTTTTCGCCAATATCGTCTTCATTTACAATACTATAAATATCGCCATTCTCTTCGTTTGTCGTATAAAACTTTCCACGTCCGGCAATATCTATAATAAACACTTCTTCCTCTTCTGCTGCTTCTTCCTCTTCTGCCTCTTCTGCCTCTTCTATGTCCTCTTCCGTCTCTTCTATGTCCTCTTCCGCCTCTTCTATATCCTCTTCTGCTGGTGCTGCTGGCGCTGGTGCTGGTGCTGCTGGCGCGTGTTCTTCTTCTTCTTCTTCTTCCTCCTCCTCCTCCTCCTCTGTTTCTACATCTGTTTCTACATCTGTTTCTACATCTGTTTCTACCTCTTCTTCTGTATCTTCTTCATCCGCGGTTTCTTCATCCGCGGTTTCTTCATCCTCTGCCTCGGATTCATCACTATGTACAATATCACCATTTACCTTTGGAATGGATGTTACATTTTGCGGTAATGTATCGTGTAAATTTGCGGTTTTATATATTTCTGCTTCAGATAACTTGGTATTTGTAACCTCTACGGGTTTTTCAATCACGTCAAGTACAATCCGTTTTACCGAATCATCGGCAGCAACACAAACCATTTCTGGTGTATCCTCCTCCCTTTGTTTAAGTCTATCCTTTAACGCTTGATTCTCCAATTGTAAACGTTTAAACTCTGGCATTTGTTTTAATGCCGTCTCAAAAATATTCACAATTTCCTTATTGGTTTCAAACTCTTGAAAAAAAGGTAAAAATTGCTTTTCTAACACAAGTTTAAACTCATTCACGGTCTTATCCAAAAAAACCATATGCGAACTTTCGAATGTATTCGGTTTAACAACGTTCATTCTTTTATTCTCTATACTAATTAATAAATATAAAGTTCATTTAATATGATTTAGAAAATACTTTAAATCTTTATATATATAGATGGACGATGCCGTTGGCATAATAATGCGACAGACCGACTACACCCAAGATGTTGCTTTACAAAAATTACAAGAACATAATAATGATGTGATGTTAGTTATCAGAGAATATATGGGCGTACCGAAAAAGGCAGCGGAGGCGCCTCTCATCTCGGTAAATCAGCAAATATTTAAAGAAATTCGCACGATGATGGATGATGCTTGTACCAAATATGAAAATAGTAAAAAATGAAACACGCGTATGTATATATATATATATATATATATATATATATATATATATATAAATATGAATATATATTTATATATTTGAATTGTTTTTTTTTGCGTGCTAGGATTTCATATTAAAGGTATCCTCTAAAATCTCATTTTTATTCTGTTTTGTCTTGCGTCGTATTTTAAACTTATTTGAAGTCAATATATTAGATGAACTCGTCATATAATCATCATTTTCTTCGTGAAGTTCAGGCAAGACACGAGACAAAGGTTTATCCACTACCATCAATAACCTTTCGTTCTTTAACAACTTACGATATTCTTGTATAGAGAGATTTCCATAATATTTATTCAAGGTATAATAAGGATTGGGCGCAGGTTTAATGTTTTTATTATAATCATATATTTTACAATAAATATGATTGAGTAGATGATATCTCTCAAACATAGTTGCTGTATCAATCGATTCTTTGAATAAATGCGCTGTCGCACACTCTGGACTACAAAAACACCCATAACAATGATAAATGCTATTCAATTCGTGCTTAGGAATTAAAATAGGCGGATTATCAAACTCGTATGTACACCAAAAACACGCCGATTTTTTATCGGATATGTTATTATTATGTAACAATTTGCGAAGTTCTTTTAATTTATTCCATATTTGCTGATTATCAACGGTAGAAGTATGTTCTGTGTTTGGTTTTGCTTCTTTCATACTCAACTGTGGCGGAATATTATTATTATTATTATTATTTTCGATATTATTATTATTATCATTCGTATCATAAGAAGATAAAAACTCGCTTGGATTATGATTGTCGTTATTTATAATACAAAAACCCAAGTCACTTGATTTATTATTTTCAAATTGAAAAGTTTCTACGACTGATACATTCGGATCATAATCCGTCGAAGATAAAAACTTATTATGATTTAAATCGGATACGCCGCATTTAAGATGTAAAATAATATTGGGTTCGTGTGTCGTGTAATGTTGTATTACGGTCGTGGTTGAGATAATTTGTCCTCCTTTGGGTTTTCGACCACGTTTTTTCGGGATTTTTATTTCGGTTTCAGTAGGTGTATCCGTCGGTGTATCGTCGGCACTAGCACTAGCATTAGCAGACGCATTAGCAGACGCATTAGCAGACGCATTAGCACTAGCATTAGCAGACGCATTAGCAGACGCATTAGCAGACGCATCAGTCGTTAATTCATCTTCTTTAATACTGTTTTTAGTTCTACGTGTCCGTTTCTTCTTTACAATTTGTTCAATTTGTCCAATTTGTTCACTATTTTCCATTTGTACACTATTTTCCATTTACACATATTATTCAAGATAATTTAAATCATTTTAATAAATACTTAAGGATTTACAGATTTACATATTTACATATTTACATATTTAACACGTTATAGCATTTTCGACAAACGGGTATATAACAGTCGGACCCGATTAATTCTACATCATTCTCCTGTGTTAAACGGTGACTAAATAACGCAGGTTTTTTTTTACAATGACTACAAAAAGAATGTAGCATAACAACATTATCACTAATTAATTCCAAATCTAACCAATTGCCAAACTTATTTCTTTTAAAATCGCTATTTAAACCACAAATGTATACATTTTTATGATATTTTTCAACCGCCATAGTCACCCACGGAACAATATCCCGAAAAAATTGTCCTTCATTAATTAATATCACTTGCGAATCCATAAATGCTTGATAATGCGCGCTGTTTTTTAATGCGTCTTCGCTCGTAAAATCAATCAATTCGGATAAGGTTAAGGCGAGCGTACACGGTATCATCACTTTGTCGTGTGATGAAAGCATATTCGCATCAGAATATCGATTATCTTTTGTATAATTAATCACCATCGTGGGTATTTCGCAAAACTTGAACTTTTTATAAATGTCTAACAACCGTGTCGTTTTGCGTGAATACATAGGTCCCTTAATGATTTCAAGATAACCGCATTTTGTATCGAAATCCAAGGGTCCCTCCATTATATGATATATGAATATATACATTTATATAGATATTTTTATATAAATACAAACATACTAATAATAATATTAGTATGACAACCACTAATAATAATATTAGTATGAAATCCATCCCGTGGGTTGAAAAATATCGTCCAAAAACCTTAGATGATATTGTGCTGGACCCATTAAACAAAGAAATTATTGAACGAATTATAGAAACTAACCATTTTCCCAATATGTTATTATATGGTCCACCCGGCACCGGTAAAACCACGACGATAATAAATATAATCAATTGTTTTCAGGAAAAATACAATCAAAAAAATAAGGATATGATGATACATTTAAATGCCTCAGACGAAAGAGGTATTGATATTATTCGCAATCAAATACAGCAATTTGTCAATTCCAATTCAATGTTTAATAAAGGCATTAAATTTGTTATTCTTGATGAAGTTGATTATATGACAAAAAATGCCCAACAAGCACTGAAATACGTCTTACAAGGTTTCACCGATAATGTGCGTTTCTGTTTAATATGTAACTATATCAGTCGTATTGACGAATCACTTCAAAATGAGTTTGTCCGATTACGATTTAATCAATTGCCCGAAGAAAAAATCATTTATTTTTTATCTAATATTATCGCCCAAGAAAACATTAATATTACGCCATATAAACTTCAATCCATTCAACGCTTATTTAAATCCGATATTCGTAGTATGATTAATTATATTCAATCCAATCAATGTATTATTAGCACCCAATATGTAATTAATCCTGCGATTTGGGATGAATTAACTGCCTTCATAAAAGACAATCCAAATCACAAAAAAGCAATTGATAGAATACATGCTATTAGTGTAAATTATAATATGGAAATTAAAAATATAATAAAAGATTACTTAAATTATATTATTCGCCACAAACAAGAGCATTTAACACGTGCTTTTTTATTATTTGCCGAGTTTATTTTACACGTACCCGAAACACCCATCGATTATATCATTAACTATACTGTATTAAAATTAAATAAATTATTTAATGGACTTATTTAATGTACCTATTTAATGGACCTATTAAATGGACCTACCTTAACCCCACGTGCGCAGCGTTACATACAATTCAAACGTTTATTTAAACGCATTTTCCAAGCACTTGGGGGAGAACATTGCGTCGGGTCAAACAAGACATTCTTTAAACAATATTCACGTTCTTTATTTTTTATCGCATTGGTCGGTATAGTTATAGGTTCGCTTTTAATATATTGTACCTTGGGTAACTCGTATGTTATGGTGGGCGTTGTCGTGGGCGTTGTCGTGGGCGATGATATGGGCGATGTCGTGGGCGTTGTCGTGGGCGTTGTCGTTGGCGATGCTTCCATTAAACAATTATTTTATAATGTATTTAGAAAATAATTGAATTAGAATAACTTAAAGAAAAGACCTGTAAGAATACAGTACTGCCAGATAGAATGGAAAACATTGATACAGCGTGGGATAACTTTTGTGATGGTAGTAGTAGTGCTACAAATAATGGCGGGTTGTCGAATAACCACGCAAAAAATAGCAAAGAATCTGCCGCTGGTGCTGGTGCCGCTTGTGCTGGTGCCGCCGCCTCAACAAGTCCTAAGGTCCGCGTAATTGAGTTCAACAATAATGAACTGCCGCATAAAACCAACGAAAATAGTGACACTATTAAATATAGTGTTCCACGTGTTCCGCATATACTGCCTAAATGTTCGCCCTTAAATATATCAACCAAAACCAAGATTTCCTATTTAAATTATCCGATTGATTTAAAAAGTGTGTTTTGGAAAATACCGCTGGTTACCTATTATAAACCAACTACCGGCGTTATTAAAAAGCAAATGAAGTTTAACTCGACAACCCAAGCAGAAGTCGACGAGATTATAGCGCATCGTAATGCGTATGATTATTTTGACGAATATATTATGAATCAAATAAATAATCCGGATGGCAGAATCAAGTTCAAGGATATCCGGAAATTGAGTTTTGGTATTTGTCGTAAAGATATTAATAGTTATCGTTGTAAGAAAAAGAGTGCGTTTTATAATTGTTTTGTAGTTATATTGCGGTTATTACATAACGACAAATTTAAAGAAATACATATCAAGGTCTTCAATACCGGAAAATTAGAAATACCCGGTATCCAAGATGCCTTTATCCTAAACAAAGCATTGGATTTATTAATAGAGATTCTAACGCCGCTGGTAACAACCACACCCGTCCCGTTAAAATATTTAGAGGAAAAGACGGAGACGGTGATGATTAACTCGAACTTTAATTGTGGTTATTACATCAATCGCGAAAAACTTACAAAAATCATTAGTCATAAATATAAAATAAATAGCAATTATGACCCGTGTTCTTACCCCGGCATTCAATGCGAGTTTTATAATGATCCTTTGATTGCCCAACAACACGGGATGTTTCCGTCTTCTGACCGGAATAAATTATCGAGTGCCCTCGACGCATTACCGGAAAATGCGATATCCAAGGTTTCCTTTATGATTTTCCGCACAGGCAGTGTGTTAATTGTCGGCAAATGTTCAGAAGAAACTTTATACAAAATATACGATTTCTTGTGCGAATTATTTAAGATTGAGTTTAAGGAAATACGTATTGAAAACACTGCTGCTGCTGGTGCTGCTGCTGGTGGTGCTGGTGCTGCTGGTGCTGGTGCGGCGGCGGCGGATGGTACTAGCACCATACTGCCGCATAAAGAACGAATCCGAAAAATACGAAAGAAGATTATAATTGTATAAAAATGCTATAATTAGGATGTTAATCAAGTTTAGGATGTTAATCAAGTTTAGGATGTTAATCAAGTTTAGGATGTTAATCAAGTTTAGGATGTAATCCATTTTAAATATTTTGTGACTGACCACGCATTTGCGTCTTTTATATTATTATATTCATTTATTTTTATTAACATTGAACTCGACGTAAACGGTTTATCTTTAAAACGTTGAATGAACACGGTAATGTAATCTAATAACAAAGGTTGACCCCGTCTAACGTGAAAATGTGTTGTAAAAGTTAATATATTTTCTAATTCGGTAAAATACAATTCTTCGTTTTTGTTAACATAACTAGGCGAACATAAATAATAGGTTATTTTCGCCAAAGTGTTAATTATTAGCGCAGTGTCGTTTTTATACTCGATGAAAAGACGGTGGATTATATCACGATAGATGGTCGTCAATAACTCGAGATTTTTTAGAATAGGTTTGGCATTTTCTGTCGATGAGGCATTTTCTGTCGATGAGGCATTTTCTGTCGATGAGGCATTTGTATCGACAACGCTACTAGGTTTCACGTCCAACATATTTAAGGTTTTTTTATAGACAAACACGGCGGCACTCGTCGCAGAAACATTTAAATCTAGCATAATATTATCCTCGAGTTGTTCTATAAATTGCGTATAGAGATATATCGAGGTCGTGGTTTTTTCAATTGCCATATCAATATTGTCGGTATAGAGTAAGACGGTTTGAAATACGTGAGATAAAGTGGCAATCCCTTTCAATAAAGTGTAGACGAACATATTCTCTCTACCTTTTTTTTTACACTCTTGATTTTTGGCGGATGTTGTAAAAAATAATAAATACTCGTTCATAATACTGACATATCTAGCGAATATATCACAAGTGTTAGATTTAGACAAAAGTGTATTATTATTATTTGTTGCTATCGTCGTTGCCATCGTTGTTGCCATATTATAATAATTAATATATTAGAATAATTATATTTAAGCGTAATCTAATTATTCTAATATACGTAAAAGTATTTAAAGATTTATATAATTTAACTATATAAATGTCAGAGAAACAAACGCCTTCGCCTAGTTCCCAATGTTTACAGCATTGTGTTAAAATTGCCGTAGTTGATGATAAACCCATTATGTTGGATTATTGGAACAGTTCACACGATGGTACCGTATTGATTGGTGTTCGCGAAAATAACGAAAAGTTATTGGTTAAAAGCGAGGATGAGTACACGTCGCCCATTGAAAAAATATTCAAGGTAGAGAATGAGTACATTATTGTAACGGAAAACTCATTGTATATTGTCAGTTCTTCTATTTCCACCAAGCGGATTTCTTAAATTTGTATTGAATAAGCATAGAGGGCATAAGCATATAGGACATAAGCATATAGAGGGCATAATCATATAAACACATTATGATATTATATGTCGGCATATAATATCATATATTGTATTCTATTATTACATTTGAAATAAATAATACTCTTCCTCCAAGGATAAATCAACCCACGACATATTGGTCACCTGTTTCTCGCCAAATTCAAGACGCCCGATCCAAACACCTGCCATCCCTCCTTCTTCTTTCCATTCATTTTTTATCCAACACGTCGGATAATTTTCCAGTAAGGTTTCTAACCAATTAAAGTCGGGTGTCCACGCGCTGATAAACTCGCATTTAATTCCTCGATTTCCTCTTATCAGAATAGTGACATCGGATATGGCATTAATTTCATTATTGATGAGTTTTGTTAATTCATCAATATTTGTTTCCGAGGTGACGGTTAAGACATTATAACAATCGTTCGGCATATATTAGTATATATTATATATTACAATCATTCGTGTTTATATATTGTTTCTTTAGATTATATTAACGTAAAATTTTGAACGGTAACGTGTAATATATATTTAATATTTAACAATTGTTACCTAAACATACTTAAATAGATACTGTTATAGTAGATTATAAAAAAGATGTCAAAGGTTAACGTTAAGAAAACTGCCCCTGTTGTTGTTGCTGTCCCCGCTGTCGCTGTTGCCGCTGCTGCCCCCGCCCCCGCGGTTGCTACAAAGAAAGTTAAGGCACCCAAAGCGGCGAGCGCCCCTGTTGCTGCTGCTCCCGCGGTTGTGGTTGCTGCGGCGGAACCAGTTTCTGCTGCTGCTGGCGCTGCTGCTGCTGGTGTCACCGAGTTTAGTGATTTTATGACCAAACTGACCCAATTGAGCACTCTGATTTCTTCGCTCAAAACCGAGTTTCGTGCCTTGGAAAAGCGGGCGTCTCGCGAATTGAAGACGGCAACCAAGGCCAGTCAAAAGCGGGCCAAGCGCAAGAATACCAACCGCGCGCCTAGCGGATTTGTGAAACCAACCTTGATTAGTTCTGAACTCGCGTCTTTTCTCGGTAAGACTGCCGGTACCGAAATGGCGCGCACGGAGGTGACGCGCGAAATTAACGCGTACATCCGCGCCAACCAGTTACAGGACAAGTCCAACGGACGTCGTATTATCGCCGATGCCAAGTTGTCGTCCCTGCTCAAGTTGGCGGCCGGTGAGGAACTCACCTACTTCAACCTCCAACGTTATATGAGTCCCCACTTTACCAAGTCGGCGGCAAATGTTGCTGCTGCCGCTGCCGTGGCGAGTGCTTAAAAATATAAACACCTTTTAACCAATAAACACTATAAACCAATATATATAAATCGATATTTATATATATATATAAATCCACACCCGAACCCTAGAATAAACGACTATTATAATTTTAGTTTCGGTTTTTTTGTCCTTTTCATTTTCAAAACCTTTTCTGCTTTTTTTTTAGTTTTATTATGATGCGATTCGCCGCGGTGGATGGTAAACTCGGTCCACGGTTGATGCGGGCGGTCGTGTAAATACGGTCCTTGGTCTTTCCATATTATGTTTTTTTTACAAAACTCTTTTACATCAAACGGCATACCACACGACGACCCCCACCGCGCCGAAAATGCCATTTTCTTGGTTAATGCCGTATCGCCCACAATTCCATCTACCGCTCCTCGCGGTTGGTACGGTTTCGGTCGCGCCGGGTCCGACATAAACGCTCGTTCATCGAGTTCATAATGACTACAGCACGTCCGCGAACAAGGATTAATTTTATTTAAATACACATCATAATGGTCTCCCATAATGTCCTGCCCGATTTCCACATTCAGTTTTCCTTTATGTTGCTCCATTAACTGCTCTAACCGAACTCGTCGTGCGCCTTGATGCCGGCGGATATCGTCAAAACCTGTACTTGAACACTCTAAATTACGTATACGCGGATCATACGGCGCATTAAATCCAATAAAATACCCATCCGTCTTTTTTTCGATATTCACATAGTCCATCCCCAATTCAATTCGCATAATCGTATTCGTATTCGTGTCCCCAATTAACCACGCATTCGCATAATCGCCGCCATTGTTGGTTTTTAAACACTCGGCAATCTCGTCGAGTGAATTGCCATACTGCATTGCTTGCCGAATACGACAACAGATAGGATCTTTTAAGGTAAACGCATTAAACCCGCCAATTGTCGTCTCGGTACATACGAATCCATTACTGGTGACATAATAATCCGTTTGACTCGAAATGTATCCCGCAGTCGCCTGCATTAACATCCGATTGCCTTTGGTCGGTTTAATATCTAAAATAACATTAAAATGTTGCCCTTGAATAAAATTATCAAATGTACTATGTCCCGTGACAATTTTACCGTCGTGGGTATAACTGCCGACTGCCATAAATCCCGTACATTTATCGGTATGCCCGCCGCCGCCGCCGCCTTCCCCGTGTTTTGACGGCGCGCCTTCTTTAAATAATTCGCCATATTTCGCATTAAGTTTGGCATTTTCTTTAACTAATGCCGGTAATTTACCGAGAAAATAACCAATACTTGTATTACAATTCCACGTCAGAATTTGTTCGAAAGTAAGACTTTTAAATCCTGCTGCTTTTGCGCCGGCCGTAATACCGCGCATTTCTTCATAAAATTCGGGATAATTTTGCTCGATTTTGGCACCATATAGTTCCGTCGTGATTTCGGTAATCATCGCATAAGTATATCCTAAATCTTCGTAAAAAGTATACTCTAACATTTTAAATATCTCTTTTAATTCATTTACAACTAAAGAACCGTGGGCATACCCGCGTTCATACGGCGTGCCTTTAATAGAGAGATATATCCATCCATTTTTTTCATACTTGATTCCATTTTTCACTTTCATTTATATAATATATTATTATATTATATATCTTATATAATATATATCTTATATAATATATATCTTATATGATGGTATTAAAATGCTCCATTAAATTAACTTTTTGTCTGAATATCGTCAAGACGTGGGTCCAAGCATAGTTTTCGATTAGATGCTTTCTTGCCATCTCTCCGTGATTTTTTGCCAATACTCGATTATGATAATATTTATCTAACGCATCTGAAAAATCAAGTGGTGAACAGATATGAATATATCCCCCGTGTACATCAATCGCATCATGTATATATAGTTTGGCTTGCGGTTCAATTAACGTTGCGATGTCTTCCGTAAAAATATCATTTAAGGCCCCGACGCGACTTACTACCTGCGGTTTACCAATCCCGCCGTGTTCTAAATTACATAACCCAAACCCTTCGCCAATACATGTATTCACACCGACATCGCACATATTATAGACTTCATTAATAGATTGGTCGGATAAATACGCGTCTTGTTTTCGCGTAAAAATATGGCGACATGTGATTTTTTCATAATCGAGATTATAGCGCAGACAATTAATTTTAATCAAATTTAAAATATCATAACCCGTCGGTGTCGTCGTATCCATATTCAAGTATAATTTTATGCGCGGGTCGCAATTGTTTCGACCGAGAAAATGGATAAATGCCTCTAGTGTAATATCAATAGCCTTGCGGTAATTATTACGGTTCGTGTTTAAGACAATAAAATCATTAGCAGAAAAATTAAATTGCGCGCGAATGTCTACCACTTCTTGTTCGCTTTTTTGTAAAAACAATTCGGTATCCATTCCGTGCGGTAAAATATCGATTTTATATTCTGGTACGCCCATTTGAATTAAATTATCTTTCCAGCATTTACTAAAAACGAGGATATAATCTGAAAAAAGATTCATATGTTGTATCATCACGTGCTTTTCGTAATCATAGACTAAATCAAGGTAAGTACACACTTTAAATGTTTTGTTGTTTACTTTTCGTTCAATAAATTCATTAAAAATACGACAAATGACAACAAGGTCATTATATAAAAACAGTAATTCCGGTTTTATTCGCTCGATGAGGGGACAAATGACATCCACGCCATATAATTCCGTTGAGGTGGAAGAGCGCTCTTCTAATGCGTCTATCAGTCGTATGTTGGGATGTATTGTACGCGCAATCGACGAAGTTTTGAAATTGGATATGCCGAGGTAATGTACTTCGTGACCCATTTCCGCTAATTGATTAGATAATATATTCGCAATACGAGCATATCCGTTTGGTTGGGTCGGATAAGTGGCAAAGAATAAAATACGCATTTTTATTTATATAAATAAACATTAGAACTATACGTTTAAATCAATATAATTATTACACTATATGTATTAATTATAACCATTAAATCGAAATGTGTGAACAACAACAACCTTCGCCGCCGCCGTCGCCAAGTAAACAATTCGTTTGTTTAAGCGGACTGCCGCGGAGCGGTTCGACCTTATTGTCGGCGCTTTTATCACAAAATCCGCTCATACACGCCGAAGGCAATTCTGCCGTTTGTCAATTTATGTGGAATACACATACCTTATGTTTTGCTGCGCCGATCGAACAAATTGAAGCAAATAATCGCACAAATACATTACACGATTTAATCGCGCATATTCCATATGTCTATTATAAAAATATCGGTAAAGAAAAAACCATCATTGTAGATAAATGCCGAGCGTGGACCGTACCAACGAATTTTGATATTGCCAAAAAGTATATTGACGTAAATATGAAATGTATTGTCATTGAACGTTCGGTCTTAGATGTCATTCGTTCTTTTACTAAATTATATATGCGGAATAAATGGTCACAGGAAACTATCAACGAAGCTTTACATAAAATGCTCGTAGCAAATACGGAACCAATTATGGTATCATTAAACGGCATCCGCTGGGCAAAACAAAATAATGCGAACCATCAGCATTTCTTATTTATTCAGTATAATCAATTAGTCGAAAATCCGGAAAAAGTGATGCAGGCAATATATAAGTTTTGTGGATGGACTTATTTTGCGCATTCATATACCAATATTGTAAACTTACATCCCGAGAATGATAATCACTATAATCTAACCGGATTCCACGCGGTTCGCGAGACGATTCAAAAAGAAGATATGCCATTTCCGTTTGTCTTAGATAAAACAATTGAAGAAAAATGCCGGGTACTCGATCAAATTATGGGATATTAAAAATAGGGTAACCTATAATCAAGTAAAAAATAAAATAAATATGCTTAATTTTTGATTTTTAAGGTTGTATATAAATTTCATTAAAAAAAAGTGTTTTTTTTTCGCCAAAAGTTTTTTGGTTTTTCGATTTTGGACATTTATTTTTGTCCATTTTGCCAAAACCGAAAATAAAATGTGAAAAAAAGTGAAAAAAGTGATTGTGACCATTATGCTCTGTTTTCCATTTTTTGGATTTTCAGTTTGTGATGACAACTTTTTTTTATTTTTTTTGGTTTTTTTTATTTTTTATTTTGATGTAAAATTCTGTCACCAAATCGGTGACAAATCGGGGACAAAATTACATCAAAAATTATTTTGAGATTTTTTGATTCTAGTTTATGCGGGAATATGCTTTCGTTTATTTTCTAATATTTTTGGGAATTAAGACTGTTCTAAAATCGGTGACACTTTTTTACATCCTTTACATCAAAGCATAGGATGCTCTTGTAGCGATAAAAATGACGAAAAATCTTGTGATGGTAAATATTTTAATATATTCATTAAAAAAAAGTGTTTTTTTTTCGCCAAAAGTTTTTTGGTTTTTCGATTTTGGACATTTATTTTTGTCCATTTTCGCAAAACCGAAAATAAAATGTGAAAAAAAGTGAAAAAAAGTGATTGTGACCATTATGCTCTCATTTCCGTTTTTTGAAATTTCAGT